ATGAGTTTCTTTTCTGATTTGCATTTCTTACCAGGTACACATACTGCAACGCATACGAGTTATGTAAGCAACCAACCATTGGGTACTTTTTATCAATTCGTACTGAACGTAATTGCAGCTATTAAAGGCTAATTAATTAACCAATTAAAAGGGGAATAGATCATGAGCTTTTTCAATGATTTTCATATTTTACCAGGAACACACACATCATCGTATTCATCAAGTGTTTCAAATGACATCTTTGGTGGCTTACACAGTTTTATCTTGAACGTAATCAAAGCCATTAAGGGCTAATACGTTATTTAAAACTGAAATGCCAACAAAACCATTTATGGTGTAATAAGCACAATACGATAGACGCGTGACTAAGATGATGGGCTGGCAAGCGATTTGTCACCCATCATTTTACATGAGGCCAAAAAAATCGTGAGTGCTTGGGGAGGAATCCATATGTCAAAAGATAATCAAAAAGTGACCGGTGATTCAATTTATCGGGTAAAGATGTATAAAGACGGTAAACGCTGGGTCTACGCTGGTGCAACTACGTTAGCTTTAGCTGCCGGCCTAGTATTTGCCAACGTCAATGCATCTGCTGATACAACACCAGCAAATGAAACTAAAACGGAACAAGTTACTAGTGGAGCCAGTTCATCAGCAACTAGTCAAGCGGCTACTTCGGATGCCAGTTCTGCATCTTCGACTAGCCAAGCAACTTCTACGACTAGTCAATCAACTTCAACAGTTTCTGCTGCAACACAGAGTGCTACTTCAACAACAAGTGCTGCCAGTTCTGTTGCTAGTCAAAATGATACAACGCAAACCGCTGTTGCAACTTCTGCTAAGATTCAGTCACGAGCCGCTAGTGCTGATACAACCGCGACTGTTCAACAGGAAACGCCAACAGTTACTGCACCGACCTCTAGTGCAACGCCAAAGGTTACTAGTGAAGCAACTTTAACAACTTCTGAAGCTGCTAGTGGTTCAACTTCTGAAGCAACTTCAACAGTTGCTACTGGTAATGGGTCATTAGCTGCCAGCCATGATATTAACGCCAACAACGTGAAAGTCGACGGCACAACGGTTGCCAAGACCGTCAAGGGACAAAAATACGACATGCAGGTCGTGCTTACCAAGAACTCAAAAATTGACTGGAATACGGGTCGAACAAACGGCCAATTCTCAATTGCTCCTGCAGGTAGTTCTGAAACGGCTAACGGAACTTGGAAGGCTGTTTCATATCAAATCGATCAGAACACCCCAGTGACTATTGGTACTGGTAGCACAATCGTAGTTCCAGTTAAGGACGTTATTAACGCGACCACGTTAATGTTTAACTATGAATATACAGCTACTAATGATACTAATTCAAATAGTGATTATTTATCAATTAACGATATTCCAAATGCTGATGATAAAGTTCATATTGAAGCGGCTGGAAATACAGACCTGTATCAGAATGGATGGGATTACACTGCGCAGACAACTACTGATGTAACGACTACCACACCAGCTGAAGATGCACAGGATGTTTCGGTGGCATACGTTGTAATCACCGGCGTTAATGCTGATGGTACCCCTAAGTATACTAAGATTGATGGCGGCGTAATTAAGAGTGGCAAAGTTGGAACAACTTTCACTATTAATCCAGCAACAATTGATGGCTATGCCCTTTATGGCGCAAGCGATAACGTTAAACCTGGTGACAATGGCTTAACTGGTACAGTCGATTCGGTTGCTACTAATAATGAAATTGTATTGGTCTACGCCGAAAATACTGGTATTGTTGCTAACTATCAGACTGCTGATGGGACAACGTTGGCTACGCCTAATAAATATACTCAAGGTACTGACAAAACATTTACCCGTGCTGGTGGTACTTACAAATTGACGGCTCCAAGTCTTGATGGCTATACCTACGTAGGCTACAAGATTGGTGACGGTGATGTTCAATCCGGCAATGTTGCTGCTGGTACGCTTGTTGCTGGTGCTAATACAGTAACCTTTGTTTATGCACCAGTTGTTGAACAATCCGATGTTACTGTAAACTACGTTGATGAATCTGGTAAGACGATCAAGGCTGCTACGACCCAAACTTTGGATAATGGCTCAACTTATAACGTTGATACACCAACAATCGATGGTTACACGTACAAGTCAGCTGATGCCGCTTTGACTGGTACGGTTGATGGCAATAAGACCATTACCTTAACTTACACTAAGAATGCCACCCCAGTTGAACAATCAACGGTTACGGTAAACTACGTTGATGCTGATGGTAAGACGATCAAGGCCGCTACGACCCAAACTTTGGATAACGGCTCAACTTATAACGTTGATACACCAACAATCGATGGTTACACGTACAAGTCAGCTGATGGTGCTTTGAGTGGTACGGTTGATGGTAATAAGACGATTTACCTTAACTTACACCAAGGATGCGGCCCCAGTTGAACAATCAACGGTTACAGTAAACTACGTTGATGCTGATGGTAAGACGATCAAGGCCGCTACGACCCAAACTTTGGATAACGGCTCAACTTATACGGTTGAAACGCCAACGATCGATGGTTACACGTACAAGTCAGCTGATGGTGCTTTGAGTGGTACGGTTGATGGTAATAAGACGATTACCTTAACTTACACCAAGGATTCAACGACACCAGTTGAAAATAAAGCTAACTTGACGATCAATTATGTTGACGCTGATGGGAACACCATCAAAGCATCCAGCGTAACTGAATATATCGTTGGTCAAGCTTACACGGTTGGTCAACCAGAAATTGCTGGTTACACTTATGACCATGCCACTGGTGATGCCATTGCCGGAACGATTGCCTACAACGGTAACACAGTTACCCTTGTTTACACGAAGAACGGTGGCACTACTCCAACTGAACAGACTAAGACGATCACAGTTAACTATGTTGACGCAGATGGTAATACGATCAAGAGTGCGACGACCACAGCTTACAAAGTTGGGGACACTTACACGGTCGCAACACCTTCAATTGCTGGCTACACTTACAAGTCAGCTGATGGTGCTTTGAGTGGTACGGTGGCTGATGACGCGACGATCACCTTAACTTATGCTAAGAATGATAACGGCGGCTCAACGACTGCACCTACCACCGCACCTGGTACCGGCGACAATGGTAATAACGGTGGTGGCACGACGACAACTGCACCTACGACTGCACCTGGCACTGGTGACAACGTCAACGGTGGCGGTACTGGTACAACTACAACTGCTCCTGTTACGACGCCAAGTGACGATACTGTTGATAATGGTAATGGATCATCAAACAACGGTTCATCAACGACGACTACTTCAACGGCACCAGCAACCACGGTTTCTGATGATGAAGTAACGCCAACGACGACGGCTACTACTAACAATGGGACTAGTGGGGTTGTTCCTGCATCAGCCTCATTGAAGCCAGTAGTTACGACTAAGACGACTTCAGACGCAAAGACGTTACCACAAACGGATGAAGACGAAAACGGGACTGCCTTGGCTGTCTTGGGTCTTTCAACCTTATTGATGGGTTCAGCACTATACTTTGGCGTTTCTCGTCGGAAGCATGAAGCATAATAATTAGAATAGCTTGATTATTTGCTGAACGGATAGAAAGGTCAGCGATGACCTTTCTACTCTTTGAGCAAACAATCAAGTTTATGGAGGAGTTGCATTATGAAGATGTTCAATAAAAAGCGCAGAGATAAGAATGAGGATTACCGTAATCATTCTGAGCGTGCAACGGCGACTTCAACCGTTGCTGCTCAAAAGCCAAAACCAAAGGCGACTCAAAGTAGTACGACCCCCAATGTGCGGTCATCTGCTGGTGTCCGGCCAACTAGTAGCAGTGTGACTGCTTCAACTAGTGCCCCAGTTAAGGGCCAAAACCGGGTCAACCAACGGCGTGCTACCCAAACAGCAGCCAAAAACAGTGTGGCCATTGAACGCGAAATGGCTGACTTAAACAAGCAATACCAAACTTTACGTGGGGAGCTTAAGGTCCAATTGGTTCAGGACCGTAAGCACGAAAAGCAACAGTATGAAACTTTAGTTGCCGAACAGTTAAACTTAGAACAACAGTTAAAGGACGCTAAGGTTACTCTGTCTAAACAGGACAAAGTCGTTAACACGAACGATAGCGAACGGCAGGGAATGGTCAAGACCATCAATGCTGCTCAAAAACGTTATGATGATGCTAAGAAAGCTCTTGCTAAGAGCGATCAAACCATCAAATCGTTGGAAAAGAAGATTACGCAGTCTGAACAATCATTAGCTGATTTGAAGCAAAATGAAGCTGATATGCGTAAAGCAATTCAGGGCGAACAGGATCTTAAGAAGTTATTCGTGTTGATGAAGCAACAGGAGAAGCAAGCACAGGATCTGTATCAAAAGAGTGACGCAATCAACAGTGAACTCGTGAAACTCCAGAAGCGTGAACAGACTGAAACCCGTGAACGTTCGCGGAAGAAACACGCGATTACGAGTGCGGAAAAAGACTTACATACCGCTCAAGATGCGTTAGTTGCTTATGATCGTAAGAAGAGTGCTCAAGACGAACAAGAACGTTCACTCAACTTGATTAATCAGAAAATCAATCGATTACAACATGATTATGATCAAAATGCCACGATTGTTAAGGGGCTCCAACAAAAGATTGAAAGCATTGATGCCAAGTTAAAATCGGATTACGGGACGACTCACTTAGTATCGCCCGTCGAATTTGACCAGTCTGCGAAGTACTTCTTGTTCAGCACCGATCTGATTCAATCATTGTCTGGTGATGAAAAGGCTTCGATGGAAATGATCATGGGCTTATTGAAGAGTGAAGTTAAGGATAAAGCTAATGTTATTACGGTTAACTATAATGACAGCTTGCCAGAAATTTGGAACAGTTACCAATCAGCTGGCTTAGTTGATAAACGAACTGGCTTGTACAACATGTACTACACGATTCAGGCAAAGGTACCGGGTGCTGTTGCGAAGACTAAACCAGAATTACCTGATAATCCTGCATGGCAATATAAGCGCAATGCTGATAAGCAGATTGTGTCAATTGCCGATGACGGCGGTAACCCAATTATGACGTTGAAGTACCGTAAGAATGGTGCCATTTGGTACATGACTTACTTCAATGGGTCATTAGCAACTCGTCGGGATGTGTACGATGCTGCCGGGTTCTTGTCAGTCACTCAGTACCTTGACCGGACGAATAACTCACAAGTGACACTAGAAAACTTCTATCGTCCAGACCACTCTTTAGCAATGGTCAAGCAATATGGTAGTAACCACGAATTATCAATTCAATTAGTGAACAAGGAAGAAGCCATCACGAATGTCTTCCATTCTGAAGCACAATTATTGAACTGGTGGTTGGCATCAGTCTTACAACAACAAAACAGTGTGTTGGTTATGGGAGTTAACGCCCCATTGTTCGACCAATGCTTACAAGCAACGAATGATAATTTCCATCTCTTACCAATCGTCTCTGCTGATGATTTGGATAATCAACACGTCCAAGATATTATCAACGGAAAGAGTAAGTTGTCGAGCTTAGTTGTAACGGATCGTGATGTTCAGACTGCGATTGAGAAACAAATGACACGTGATCTTGAAATCACCGTTATGCCAGCTGCAGAAGTCCGTGCGTAATCACGGGGTTGTTGATGATGCCTTGAACGTGACGCATGAATGGGGTTTTAAATAATGATGAAGACTAATACTAAGAAGGCCAAGTACGACGATGCGGAATTGTTCGAAAAAGTCTTAGTGGGCATGTCATGGCTTGAAAGCCATCTTCGCGAGATTATTCAAACGATGGTGACTGATGCGGACGTGTCGTTCGAACAGTTCTTGATTCTCTACTATCTTGACCATAGCACTGATCACCGGATTACGGTGAAAGAGCTAGCCGCTGACCGCCACGTCTCTTCTTCAGCGATTTCAAGGAAACTGACCTACTTGATCAACAATGACTTGATTGTGTTGAACATCGATCCTTATGATCGTCGGTACCGTTATCTAACGTTAACCGCCAAAGGTGAGAAGTTAGCACGGGTCATTGAAAAAGTTAACGAAGAACGCCTTGGCAAGTTCCTCGACGAATTTGGCCGGATTCGAACCTCTGAATTAACTGATGAGCTTCGGATGGTCAGCAAAGTTTTAGTGGATACCAAGGAAATTAAAGGCTAGTAAAAAAGAGTCATTCAACTTGTATAAGCTGAATGACTCTTTTTAGTGTTAAATATTGATCGCTAATGAGAACAAGATAAAACCACCAAGTAACATGGCAAGAATCGCCACGACCACCCACAGCACTTGACGGACGTTGTGCCGCACGCGTCGCTCAACATGGCTCTTTGATTGGAGATGCTCATGTTGGGCATTAAATAGCGAAGCATTCGTGTCTTTGACCCAATCAGCACCATGCTGACCATAGTAGGGGTTGGTGTTATGATTGAGCGAGTGGGGGACCCGGCCATTTGATTTGGTTAACGGTTGATAGCGCCGCATCGTAATCCTCTTTTCAACGGTTGTTTAGTTTTTCTGGGCCTTATAAGGAACGGCATAGTTCTTAGGGGCGTCGCTAGCTTTTGCATACTTCCAGTGCCCAGACATCTTCTTTTCGAGTGGGGCATCATCTTTGATGCAAGTAAAGCGAGAGCCAACTTCATTTTCGATAATGAAGATCCGGTTAAACTCGTGCCGCGTCTGAACAATGTGACAATCATTGTGATCGATACCAAAAACATCTTTGTATACCAACAACATTATCTCCTTTGGATTGAATTTAAAATAGTGACAATTTTACAAGGCTTCACAGACAGTCTACACTATCTATTATAAACCCCTAATCAAGTCCGTAAACCGTTTTGAGTGAAAAAAGATAAAATTGCACTGGCAAGGGTGTGACAATTCATAAAAAGCCACGCAGGTAAATTTGAACTTACCTGCGTGGCTTTATCCGTACTTCTGATTGGGTATACTGGGAACGACCCCTATATCATCAAAAATGCTTGTATACCAGCTATTATGAGGCGTTCAGGCCATTAAGAAATTGAGTTGGCTGTCCTTTTGGCTGACTACCATTAAATTAACCCTATTTCCTGCTGGAGCTGAAACTTTTCGTTTTAACGTGGTACACGTGGTACACGTGGACAATCGTTGATATAGCAACGTTTCAAAGTGCCCTAACGTGGTTCATTACCCGGTACAACGTGGTACACTTGGCAAAAAGTGTCAAATTCAGCAGTCTAAATATTAAAAATTAAGGTAATTAGCCAGTTTTTCAGTGGCTTCGTTTTTTTGCTTGGCAGTAACTGCGGTGTAAATATCTAAAGTCGTGCGATAGCTTGAATGCCCTAACTGGTCTTGTACTGACTTGATGGAAGCATGGGCTTCAAATGCAAGTGTCGCATAAGTGTGGCGGAATGCGTGAACCGTGACATGCTTCAAGTCATATTTAGTTAGAGTATGTTCAAGCCATTTACGTGGCTTAGATGGTTGAAACATTTCGTTATTTTCATTGGCAAACACATAGTGGTTACCCTGATTAATGTTGAATCCGAAACGTAGTAGCCATTCTTTTTGATCAACTTGCCAGCGTTGCAATATTTTGACCGTAGTGGGATCTAAATACACCGTCCGATTGCTACGCGCTGTCTTAGGCGCTTGTACTAGCAGACGGGCACCATCACCACGGGATTGTGTTTTATTAACCCGTATAGTGTGATTGCTAAAATCAATGTCAGACCATTCTAAGCAAAGCATTTCAGATTTTCTCATACCAGTAAAGGCCGCTAAACGAAAGAATACATTGGCTTGCGGTGTATTGTCATCATCATTCAGGCACTCAAAGAAGTGTTGTAATTCAGCCTTATCAAAGTAATTTTCTAAGTTTTTGCGTGAACGATCATTTTTATTTACTGGCACAATAACGCGCTTGGCGGGATTCTCACCGATCAAGTCAATGTTGATGGCATAATCAAGCACCTTGGCAACGTAATTCATTAGAGTATGATACTTTACTAAGCCAGCATTAAACCACTGATTTATGGCTTTTTGACAATCCTTAATGGATATTTTAGCAATCCGGTAATCACTAAATATTGGTAAAATATGAAGTCGGAACAGCCGTTGAGTCGTTACCCAAGTGCTTTCCTTAACTGTTTGTTTATATTGTGTGAACCACAGCTGGTAAATATCTTTAAAAATTGTATTATCGTTTTTAGTTGGTAGTCCATGATTGTAAATATCAAGTTCAAGTCTTGATAATACAATCTGGGCTTCTTTTTTTGTCTTGAATCCACGGCGCCGTGTGTTTTTCTTTTTTCCCGTTAGTGGATCAACACCTAAATAAACTTGAAACTGATAACGGGTATTCCCGTCCTTGTCCTGATACTTCTTGATTGTTGCCATTTATAATTTCCTCCATAACGTACCTTGAGCGGGGCAGTGTTATGTACGGAAATGATTATAACGGTATTGATTATTCATCAATTCGTAGTGAACTAGTGATTGGAATTGCGATTTTTTATTTTAGTGAAATATTGTTCTTTAGTTTCATCAAAATCAATTAAAAGGTCGGGTTCTACTTTAATCTTACTGTCTTTATTAAGTGCAGACTCTACAACCCCTTCAATGTCTTTTTTTATATCTGAAACAAAGGAAACAGACATCTTGTTTAAATAAGTATTCAATTTTTTCAATTGACCAGCATCAGAAGGGAGAAGACTGGTACCAATTAAGATGCTATCTTCGTCGTAGTGCCCTAAAAATTCTGTATAGCCTTGTAACTCAATTGAATCAATACGATTATTATTTTCACTTACATTAATGAACAATGATGCCTCATGTGTTTCTGGCTTTCCATTAGCATAGTCAGAATCGGGAATGAGATCTCCTTCAATAAATGTGTAATCAAAGTCGAAAGGAACATATTCAAAAAAATCAGTGGGTACGATATCCAATGCCTGGCAAAGCTTATTTACGGTTTCCATTTGGACCATCTTCGAACTATTAGAAGACAGCGATGTAAGAGTAGTTCGCGAGATACCAGTATCATTCGAGACTTTGCTTATTCTTAGTTGTCGTTCAGTCAGTAATACAGATAGGTTATTTCTGAGCATGGTTAATGGCCTCTCTTTCAATTGAAATTGTATAGTTATTTGAACAAAAAATCAATAATTGATATAAAAAGATTGAAATTAGAACAATGGTGTAATACAATGGTAACTGTTCAATTAATTGAACAAAAAAGCCGAAAGAGGTGAATAATGTGCAAAATGTTATGACCATAAAAGATGCTATGCAGTATTTGAAAATTTCTAGCTATAACACCTTTAAAAGAAATTATTTGGATCAAGGGCTCCCAGTAATACTAGTTGGAAAGAACCGGAGGATCGAGCGTAACGACTTAGATATGTTTCTCAATAGGCACAAAATAATAAGGAGTGGTGAAAAATGAAGTACATGAATTTAGGCCAAGCATGTAAGTATCTCAATGTTAAATCACGTAATACTTTAAAAAAATACATTAATCAGGGTTTACCAGTTATTATCATCAACGGTACTAAGCGTATTGATCAATTAGACGCAGATAAATTCATGCAGACACACAAAAAATAAGGCCTTGGGCGGGGCAAAACAAATTTAAGGAGGTGATTTCATGATAGCAACAACAATCTTATGGGCAATCAAGTTTATGATTGTGTCGTTTGTCGGCAACGTGGTGGTTAAGTTAATCAAGAACCCACGTCGGTATTTTGGAGTGTGAGGTCAGTCGCATGGGAAAGCATACAAAAAAGACCTACTTTACTTTGGAAGGTAGTAGGTCAGAAAGAAATAATCAAAAATATGCTTTCCCTTATTTTAACACGAATAAGGAGAATGGAAAATGACAAATAGTGAATTAGTGGAACGAGCTAAGAATTTATCAGTGGCACGTGACAATCTGCAAATGGCAATTGATTACTTAGATATGGTATCTGCGTCAGTTAATAGTGGGGACACATGGGCAGGACAATTATTTTTCTCAAACCACCGCGCTGGAAACGTTGTTGAAAACATGCAAAATGTTGCTGATTCGATTATGGCAGTTAGCAATGACATTTGTCCCGAAGATTAGGCGGTGATGGAAAATGGATATTGAATATTTACGCGGTGAAATCATAAAAACTCTTGGACTTCACGAAGCACTTTCCGACATTGTTGATAGTTTAAGTGATTCATTGGAAGAAAACAAGCAAAACAGCAGTATGGTTCAATACAACTTAAAACGTGAAATTCGACCATTATCTTCATTGACCTGGGCGATCAATGAAGAGTTGATTAAAATTGCTGATGCTACTGATGAATTAACTATTAAATGTGCTAGGGCTGGTGATGAAAAATGAAGGAGTTCGCAACACTTGATAAAGCCATTGAGCTGGCCCAGCAAGGCTATGCGGTTTACCCACTGATTGAAAACACGAAGAAGCCACCTAAAGGGGTGGCGGGCTACCAAGCCGCAACTAGTGACCAGAACACCATCTTTGCATGGTTCAAAAAGCACCCCACTTACAACTTAGGCTTGCGACTAGATTTATCGGATTTATTGGTTGTTGATATTGATATGCACGAGCCAACTAAAAACGGCCGGACTAGTTTGGCACGATTATTCAAACAAGGTCAGATATTACCTAATGATACCTACATTGAGCGGACGGCTAACGGCGGAGTACATTACTTTTTGAAATACGCGGGTGCTAAGGTTCGCAAAGTTGACGTTTGGCCAGGTATTGACTTGCTAAGTGACTTCACGGTGATTGCACCAAGTGAAATTAACGGCAAAATGTATGAACCTTTAGATGGTCGAACCTTAGCTGATATTAAGCCAGCTCCTCAATGGTTAGTCGATAAGTTGGCGGGCCAAAAAGTGAACTGGTCGTCAGAACACGCCTGTACCACACACCAAAAGAAGTATACTGGAAAATTACTGGACGAAATGGTAACCGGGACAACCCAGGGCAATCGCAACGCTTGGTTAACTAAAATTGCTGGTCGAATGTTTGGTGTCGGCGCCAATCCTAAGACGGTCTATAACATGTTGTCAGTGATCAATGATTCGTTCGTTGATCCGGCACTGCCAAGCAAAGAAGTTAATGTAATTTTTCAATCCATTTTAAAACGAGAGAGTAAGGGGGTTCATTAATGGGCAAAGCAATGGATTTACCAGCAGAGGCACGAGAAGCGGCCAACAATGTTATCAAAATGCAACGTGACGCTGATTGGCAGAACGATTTCAAGAAGAATTCGGACGATGGAATTAAAACACAGTCTCTTTACAATATCCGCTTAATTATGGAACATGACGAAATGTTGAAAGGGCTAGTTGTCTTTGACGAGTTCTCGGAACAAATTGTCAAAACACCACAAGCAGAAAATTCACTGTTCAAAAAAGGTTTTTGGAATGATAGTGATGACACGTTATTGAGAAGTTATATTGAGGATCATTACAACTTGTTATTCAGCAAGGAAAACATTACCGACGCGGTAGTTACAGAGGCACGCCGCAAGACAATCAATCCGGTTAAGGCTCGTATTGAAGCGGTAGAATGGGACGGCCAGCCACGTGCTGAACGTTATTTCATTGATTACTTAGGTGCCGAAGATAATCATTACACCCGCACCATCACTAAGAAATGGCTAACTGGTCTTATTGCCCGGGCCTATGTTCCCGGAGTTAAGTTTGAAATTGTTCCTATCTTAGAGGGAAGCCAAGGACTTGGCAAGAGTACGGCTGGTAAAAATCTATACCCGGATAAATTCAATGATTCGTTGAAAGGAATGGGTAAGCAGAAAGACGATTATCAACAGTTACAAGGTAGTTGGATTATTGAAGTTGCCGAGCTTTCCGCCATGAAGAAGACGGATATTGAGGGAATCAAAAATTTCATTAGTGCACAATCCGACACATACCGGAATAGTTACGGCCGCTATGCGTTACCGCACCCACGTAAATGCGTATTTATTGGCACAACTAACCAAACCGACTATTTAAAGGACGCAACCGGTGAACGGCGCTTTTATCCAATTAAATGTGGGGTCAACAAGGCCAAATTAGATGTATGGCACCCGGACGAGAATTACATGCTTCAAGTATTGGCGGAGGCCGCGTACTGGTTTAGGAATGGTGAACTGCTATATCTGGATCAGGCCACTATGAAAGAGGCTAAGGCGTATCAGATGGCTGCGGAAGCTGTCGACCCTATGCGCGATGCTATCGAAGAGTTTTTAGCAATGGAAGTTCCCGCAGATTGGGAAAATATGAGTACCGGCTTAAAACAAAGCTATGTCAGTGACTACGGCCATCATTCTAAGTGGCTAAAAGATAAAGTTAGTAATGAACGGAAACTACTCAACCAAACAACAACTCTGGAAATCATGGAAGTTGTCTTCCATAAAACAGTCGATCGTTATTTAACCGGGCGAACAAACTCGGAAGCTAAGCGAATCAAGCTATTAATGGACAATATGGACGGCTGGGAAGCTAAAAGAATTAGAATGAATGGCAAGTTTCCACGTGGATATGTCCGCGTACAATGATCGAAAATGCTAAGTGTACCACGTTGTACCGGGTAATGAACCACGTTAGGGCACTTTGAAACGTTGCTATATCAACGATTGTCCACGTGTACCACGTGTACCACGTTAAAACAAACATTTCCAGTACAGGAGGAAAAGGAAAAATGAAAGTAATTTATCCAAGTTTAGTTGAGCAAGCTTTTGACATTTACGTTAAACAATATGGACCAGTTGTCTCAAATAGAGTTAATGAATTAAAATCGTGTATTTACAGAGCCTTGATTAAAGAAGGTGCTTTAGATCAAAATGGTGAGCCAACTCAAAAAGCAAAAGATAAAGGATTGGTTGGGAGCTTTACCCCAAATGAAGATGGAGAATATGAGCCAGAAACTGTAAGAGACTTAAAACTCATGTACCCCATTTATGCACAATTTAGTGACGATCACTTTATGAAATCAAGTCAAGGTTGGTTAGCTGACGCCTACGTTATCCGAAACGTTTCAAGCCAAGTTTTGAATAATCCTTTAAGCGATGAAGAACAACGCAAAAATGCGTACAAGATGTTGGAACAATTAGATGATTAACATGATAGAAAGGATCTAACTATAATGATTAAAACAAAAACGATTATGCGAATGTCTGTACAAGATTTAGACCGAGCAATTAACAGAGAATTAGCCAACCGGATTGATAGTGACAATGTCATTGACATTAAGTTTTCAAGTAACGCGTTTGGGGCAGACCTAGATTCTTCTTCTGCAGAATATTGCGCCATGATTATTTACAAGTGAGGTTAGTTAATGAAGAACTATAATCTAAACCGCCTAAATAAGCGGGTACAGTTTGGCACCGTCAAGTCTGTTCCGAACCTAATAAACGGCACAACCAAGCAACAATTTGTGACACTGTTCACTGTCTGGTATGGTGAGTACACGTTAACTGTCAGTAATACCATTAGCCTTACTGGTACGACTGCGACAACTAACGAGCTAATCGTGGTACGCCATGACGATCGAATCACGACGACCTTGGAGGCAATATTAGATGGGGTTACGTATCGCGTTGCTGGCGTTAGTTCTGATAGCGAACTGAATGCCTATGACGTGGTCACACTAACTAAGGTCAACGGTCATGGCTAAGCCAATGAAGCAATGTGAGCACCCGGGTTGTCGGACGTTGGTTGCCTATGACACACGCTACTGTGAGAAGCACCGCAAGGCCACTAACAAGTGGCGATATCACAAACGCATGTACGATTCTGACGAGAGCAGGTACCAGCAGTTTTACAAGTCGTCAGCATGGCGCAAGTTGTCACGGCGGTTCCTTGAAAGCAATCCGGTATGCGTGCAGTGCTACCAAGATGGGGTGATCCGTAAAGCCAATGTGGTCGATCATGTTATTGAAATCAAAGACGATTGGTCCCGGCGACTAGATGAGAGCAATCTCCAAAGTCTTTGCCATAGACACCATAACCGGAAGACTAGACTGGTTAGAGAACAACGGGAGCAACAAACTAAATAACCAATGAGTGTCGTGCTGAAAGGTGCGGCGCTTTTTAGTATCTGTGGTCGCAAGTTACGACCTTAGATAACGTACTAACTTGGTGCACTAGCTGACTCGCTAAGATGACGTGACAGGTTGCTTGTGCTACCTAAGCTTAACTTAGATAGGTAAACAAAAAGCCGCCCGTTAAGGCGACCGCTGAAATCTATGATAATTAACCTGACAGTTAAGTTAATTATATCACGTGAAAGCGAGAAAACAATTTGTGAGTCGCAATTTTATACCCACAATTCAAGATTCATATTAAAAGGTATTTCCACAGTAGTAGATCTGCGCAATACTGCGCTGAACTTTCAGCCGAGCTACTGAGTCGAAATTTTCGACCAAGTTAACCAACCCGCATTTTGCGTCAACGTTGCCAAAATTGGCAATGGACTGCGCCTATTTTTCGGCCGAGTGAACAATTCAAGTTGGCGGCTCAATTTTGAGCCACGAGACTAATTCAAAATAGCATGACAGCCCAGAAACGTTGATATGGGGGGGCTATGGTCGACTCGAAATGAGCAACTAGCGGACTTTTGTGTTTATAAAAGTCCCTTTTGAACTTTGATTTTTTGCTTATTTTGCTGGTTTGTGAAATATCCCTACTAATAATGCGAAATTTAAACAAATAGTCAGTCAGGGGGTAACGTGTAAATATATACATGTTATTAATTGTACTTTTTAGAGATATGTGCGATAATATAGGTATAATAAACGAATTCTGGATATATGTATCAATCAGCCGCTATGGGTCTAACCCGTGGGGGCTTTTTGGTACGTAAATTTAAACGAAAGGAGTGCTCCGAATGAGCCAAAAAGTAAAAGCCTTAGCTAGTATGAAGAAACACTTAACCAATGATGAGCGTGATCAACGTAAAGACGCTGAAAAAGCGTTATTTGATTATCCGGTGCTTGATTTAACCCCGCCAGATTGGTTACATGATCGGGCCTTGACTGAATGGCAACGGGTAGCGCCTTATTTAAAGGCCAATACCCCAATTAGTGAACTTGATCGGGCCATGTTAGCCAGTTATTGCCGCGCTTATGCCACGGTACAGACTTGTGAGAATGATATTCGTAAGAACGGACTGGTACAAACTAATCAAGATACTGGCGTACGTAAGCCGAACCCTTACGTGGCCTTGCAGTCACAAGCGATGAAAGATTTAAAAGCCTTAGCCAATGATTTAGGCATGTCGTTATCTAGCCGGGCGCGCATGGAATTAAACAAGCAAAAAGATGAAACACCCGAAGATACTTTTGAGGCGATGTTATCATGATTGAATATGTTGACCAAGTTTTATCGGGTCGAGTGCTGGCTTGTCAAAAGATTAAATGGGCGTGTGAGCGATTTAAACGCGATTTAAGCCGTTCTAAGGACGACAGCTTCCCGTTCTACTATGACGAAGACAAAGCGGCACAGGCGGTCAAATTTATCGAATTAATGCCTAAGACTGACGGCAGCCAACTCACCATGCAACCATTTCAAAAATGGATTATTAGTGAGCTGTATGGCTGGCGTGAAAAAACTACCGGTAACCGCCGTTATGATCGTGCGTTTATTAGTATGGCCCGGAAGAACGGTAAAACCTATCTGGCTTCTGGCATGGCCGCTAATGGCCTTTTAAGAGAACGTCAGCCCGCCCGCAACCGACAAGTATTATTCGTCAGCAACGCCCTTAAACAAGCTAAATTAGGCTACGACATGCTTTCAAGTGGGTTAAGGCAAGTCCGTAAACAATCGAAGTACATGCGGCAACGGATTAAGGTACAGAAACAAGCCATTACCGACCTAGAAACTGATTCGCAAGCCTTGGCCCTTGCCAGTGATACCAGTACGCTTGATGGTTATGCCGGGACTACCGTTATTTTAGATGAATGGCACGAAGCTAAAGACCGCAAAGTGTACAACGTTTTAAAGTCTGGTCAAGCACAAGAAGATAACTCCCTGCTGGCGGTGATTTCCACCTCGGGTCTTAACCTTAACGTTCCAATGCACGCCGAATATGACATGCTGACGGACGTTTTAAAGGGGAAAACCGAAGCTGACCGTTATTTTGTGGCAATTTGGGAACTGGACGACCGCGAAGAAGTTTACGATCAAACCAATTGGATTAAGGCCAACCCGTTATTCAGTGAACCACACGTTAAACAACGCATGACGGAAAAGATTCAGGCCGACGTAGATCTTGCCATTAAACAAAATAATCTCATTCCAATACTGGTTAAGAACTTCAACATGTGGTTGCAAGCCAGCGAGGATAGTTATATTTCAGCAGACGATTGGGCCGCTGGTAAATTGGCAAAGGTGCCCGACTTACATAATCGTGACGCCTATATTGGCATTGATTTATCAAAAAGCAATGACTTAACCGCGGTTAGTTGGCTTGTTCCAATTGGTAACGGTCAGTTTTATTGTGACAGTCATTCGTTTGTGGGGACTAAATACGGCCTTGATTCTAAGATTAAACGTGATGGCATTGATTACCGGTCAATGGAACGGGCGGGTGAGTGTAGTATCACCCGATTAGATAGTGGCATTATTGATTATGACAATCTATTTGATTTTGTACAAAAACTGGTCGGGAAATACAACTGGAAAGTGAAAGCAATCGCTTATGACCCGTATAACGCGCAAACGTTAATTACAAAATTCGAGAAATTAAGCTACCCACTGTTTGAAGTGCGACAAGGCACCAAGACTTTGAATATTCCAACTCGTAATTTCCGTGATCAGCTTTACGATGACAAAATTAAACATAACGGCAACAAGATTCTCGCTTATGCGGTCAATAACGCCATCTTAAAAGTGCTAAACAATGGTTGGCAACTGGATAAAGCCCGCAACAGTAACCGGATTGACCCGATTGCGGCGTTGATTAACGCGTTTGTAGCAGGTATGGACTATTACCAAGAAAGTGAGGATCAACAGCATGCAGAAGATTACTACAAAACAGCGACTGCGGCAGATCTGTTCTGATTATGTACAAACGATCTTGTTGGTGATTGGCTTAATATGCTTAGTGATTGGTTTTGGTTGCTGGATCAGCTGGCAAGCGGGGCTAATATTGGCTGGTATAGCCATGATTCTGCTGGCCTTGCTAATTAATTATGAAAAGCAAAGAGGTGATTAAATGAGTTTTTTTGTTAAAAGCAATACCACCAGTGGCACGCATGATCCGGTGGCTGACGCCTTGGTTAGTTTATCAAGTAACGACCCGTATACGTTTGTGAGTGCGGCGGTGTTGCGTAATAGTGACATTTACGCGGCGATTAATATTATTGCGAGCGATATTGCCAGCAATCCGATTATGTGTGATACGGCAATCTTTAACACGATGATTAATCAGAATCCCAATAGTCAGATGGACGGGTACCATTTTAAATATGCGTTGGCGGCTAACCTGTTACTCAATGGCAATAGTTTTGCGGAGATTTTGCCTAATCACACACTTAAATTTGTGCAAAACAACCAAATGACGGTTGAGCAAGACGATGTGAGCGGCGCGTTGACCTACACCTATACCCCGATTGGCGGCAACAGTCGTCAGATTGCGCCTAACAACATTTTACATTTTAAATATTTCACCAAAGACGGTGTATCGGGAATTAGTCCCCTATATGCCCTCAAAGACGAGCGTCAGATTCAGTCGGCCGGCAATAAATTGCTAACCGGCTTTTTTACTGCTGGTGTGCACGGCACCACGATTATTAAAGTCCACCAATCGGATTTAGGGCCGGAAGCCAAGGATAATATTCGTAAACAGTTTGATGAAGCCAATACGGGTGACAATGCGGTCAATACGATTGTGACTGACGACACCATGGATATTAGCAACTTATCTTTAAATACCGATGTGTTAAAGCTGGTCAATTCTAATGACTGGACGACCCGACAAATTGCTAAAGCTTTTGGCTTACCACCGGAGCGCTTAGGGGTTGAAAACGATCATTCTAACCAAGAACAAAGTGGCGTGCAGTATCTACAAGGGACGTTGCAACATTACTTTGATAGCTTTACCAGCGAGCTGTCGTTCAAGTTTGGTCATGACTTTACGTTTAATACGGACAAGCTATTGAGCCTTGATCCGCAAACGCAACAAGCCCAAGCGGTGGCTGGTTTCACTGGCGGCGTTATGAGCCGTAACGAAGCTCGGGCCAAGATTGGCTTGCCACCAACTGACGATGGCAATATTTTCTTAAACTTACAAAAGAATGGAGTGACTAATTCATGAAACAAGACCGACGGTTAACGATTGACGCCGAATTGCGAGCACAAACGCCGCAGTCAGCAACACCCGAAGACGGGCCAGCTGAAAATTCAGCAGACCCGCAACCTAAAGATTCCCAAACAAGCAAGGGCAAAACAATTAGTGGTTATGCAATTGTATGGAACTCACCAAGTAAAGACTTAGGCGGCTTCACTGAGGTTGTTACCCCTAAGGCCCTTGATGGTGTCGATTTATCAAACGTTCTTATGCTTAATAACCACGACTATACCCAAGTGTTAGCCAGTGCCAAGGCGGGCACATTAACGTTAGAAACGGACGACAAGGGGCTACATTTCACCGCACAGTTGCCGAATACGTCGTTTGCTAATGACGTCTACGAAGAAGTTCAAAGCGGGAACGTTGATTCCTGCTCATTTGGCTTTGATAGTGACGACGACACCGACGAATGGACTAAAGATGATGGCGGCAATATCACGCGCACCATTAATCAAGTTAAGAGTTTGTTCGATGTGTCAGTGGTAGCCGTTCCCGCTTATGACGATACCAATGTGCAAGTTGATACTCGTAGCTACGAAAAATTTATTAACCAAGAAAAGGAGCCTGACAACATGGCAAAACAAACAATTATTGATCCTAATGGCAATGAAAACAAAACCGGTATTCCGGCATTTGAACAATATGTACGGACACACGGGGAAACACGGGACGGTTTAAAGACTGACGGGGTCAGTGCGGTTATTCCTAAGGAACTGATTACCCCCGTTTCCCAATTGAAGCAATCCAATTACAATCTTGCCCAATATGCGACAGTCAAGCAAGTTTCTAGTGGTTCCGGGACTTATCCAATTGCTACTAGCCGACAATCTGCGGTATTGGCTACTAAGGAAGAACTAGCGGACATTGCCGACGTTAACGCGAACATGTTTACGGAAGTGCCGTTTGATGTGAAGACCCGGGCGGGTAAGATTGCCTTATCTAACGAAGTGGTGGAAGACGCCGAAGTTGATATTGTCAGTGAAGTTAAAAACCAATTACAACAATTGGTTGATAACACGGACAACACGCAGATTATGAGCTTGTTAACGGGAACCAGTTTCACCAAAGCAACGGCCACCAATATTGATGATCTTAAAAAGGTTTTCAATGTGACGTTAGATCCCGCTTTGAGCAAAATGTGGTTAGTGAACCAGTCCGGGTTCAACTACCTTGATACCTTGAAAGATTCCGATGGCCGTTACCTGTTACAACCGAACCCAACGGCACCAAGTGGCTTTACCTTGTTAGGGGCGCCAGTCGTCATGATTAGTGACAAGTTACTGGCCAACAACGTCGACGGGACGTCCCCAATGATTGCGGGGGACTTATCACAAGCGGTGGCGGTTTTCCGGCGTAACCAAGTAACCGCCCAATGGGACAAGTTCGACCAGTTCAGTCAAGGGCTTTCCGTAATTGTGCGGAACGATTATAAAGTGATTGATAAGACCGCTGTAATCAACGTGGCGTTAAAAACCACGCCTGGTAAATAATCGTACCCACTTTTGGGCACGGTTATACAAGGGGGTGGCGATTTGGCACCCCCCTATACATAAATTAAAACTAAGGGGGCACGATTCGTTACCCCCTAATAAAGGAGTGATTACATGGCTGTAACCGTTGATGATATTAAACTAAGCCTGCGAATTGATGTGACCGAAGATGATCCAATGATCCAAAGCTATTTAGACGCCGCCGAGGACTATGTTCAGACGGCCGTTAGCAAAAGTGAGGATTTGACTATCTACAAACAGTACGATTTTGCCGTGTCCTTGCTGACACAATTCTGGTATCAAAACAGAGTAACTGATATGACAAAAACACCGTATCAAGTTGTTAGTATGATTCAACAACTGCGTGGAAAAATTGAAGCTTAGGCTTGACATATGAAATGATTGATACTAGAGTTAATGTTGTAATTGCCCTAATATTACTTTCCTATAAAAACGGCGATTATCATATCCTATAGTGAGAGGCTCTCCCCCGAGCCTCTTTTTTATACATATATCTGGAATTAGAAAGTGTGATTCCAATGCGCCAAGATGTTAAGAAAATTCGCAATTTATTAAAGCAATATGCCAAACTAAAACGTGATTTCACGGCTTTTAATCAGGTTTCTAGTCCCTCGCTCGATGGAGTATCAAGCCATAGCAGCCGAAACGGCACTGAAAGCCGCCTGATAAACTATGTTGACTTATCTTACCAGTTAAAAGAAGTCGAAGACTCCCTCAATGCAATTGATGACCCACAATATCAATTTATCTTACATGATTACATCATTGAGAAGCGGTTCAGCCGCAACGAGGCTTGCCAGCGATTATCAGTTAGTGTCAGCAAGTTTAATTATATGAAGAATGAAGCATTACACGCTTTTGCAAAATTTTACAGTGATCTAACGGTTTGAATGCCTGCTATAGCCAAACTTCAACAATTTTACTGTATAATTAATAATGTGCAGTTAAATATTTGATGGAGTGTCCTTGTAAATGAGTTCTTTTATAAAAAAATGGTTGTTTGAAGTTACTTTAAATATTACATTGTTAATTGTTCCGGCTTATTTGATAGTTTCTAGCATATTTCAAGATGGCCCCATAGTTTTATGTTTATCTACGCCGGTACCTGTTTTTGGAATAAAATTATTAACGTTTAATTTTATGGTTTTGTCAGTGCTTGATTTTTTGCATTGGCCGTCTGATTATCATGAACCTAAAACTATAAGAAAGGTTATTTTTGTGATACACATTACTATCGCAGTCATTGCCTTGATAATAAGCGTTAGACTAATGGCTTAACAATAAAAAAACTGTTAACCAAAGTTGGCTAACAGTCACTGCCCCGCGCAAGTATTAAGTCACTGGAAACAGTGGCTTTTTTGTTATATTTTTGGCTGTCCTTTTGGCTGACTTTTAGTGAAAAGAGATGACAACCAATGACAAACTAGAGTAATAAAAAAGCTGTAATCACGGTGTTTTTGACAACCAATGATAACAGCTGATAACGAATATTGGGTATACTGGGCTCGAACCAGTAAATTACGGATTCAGAGTCCGCTGCCTTACCAATTTGGCGAATACCCAATAACAACTATTTAATAGTAACTTTTCCAGCAAATACTGTCAAGACTTTGCTGAAACTTTGTGTCTATTTTTTGCATTTTTGCTTGAATATCGTATCAGTTGGTGGCTAAACTAGTTGAATGGAAGGTGAGTGTATGTCGAAGTCAGAATTAGATCATTTATTCGATCATCTGCGACAACAATTGATCGTATGGGCGGTCACGGCCATCGGATTAGCAGTTATGCGCAGCTTTTTGTTACCGCAATTATTGACTTTCGTTTTTTGGTGTAGTGTGGCCTACTGTTTGCTCTTATTTGTTGGTTTAGTTGTTGTGACGATTTTTAGGTGGCAAAAATCTTAATTATATTTGACAAGCCGCTTATCATTCGGTAAGATAATAAATGAATTTGTGCCCGCTGGTCAAATTGGTTAAGACGTCGCCCTCTCAAGGCGGAGTTACGGGTTCGATCCCCGTGCGGGTGATAAGTTGACAAATATAGAGAACCGACAAAGCACCAAAACGCTGATATAAAGGCGTTTTGGTGCTTTTGTTTTACACTCGAAAACCACTCAAACTCGATATGTTCTTCCACGATTCTTCCAAAAATGAAAAAAGTAGCCAAAATATAGCAGTTTTTGGAAGAAAAATTAACAAATGATTTTGTAATCCCTTGCGGCACAAGGACTACAGCAATCATAAAATTATCATTTTTAAAATCCTTCGTCCATTAGCTCGGTAGCCTTCTTATCTGACACGCCGTTTTCTTCTTCAATAAGATGGACATAGGTGTTAACGGTCGTTTCTAGTTTTTGATGTCGAAGACGATGTTGAACATAGGGAAGGGACTCATGATTTAAGATAAGAATCGAAGCGTGTGTGTGCCTCATGGCGTGTGTTGTAACTTTGTTGATCTTTAGACGGTTACAAATACGTCCTAGCTCTTCGTTTGCATTCCCATTGCCCACGATTTTTCCTAGTTTAGACCAAAATACGAGGTTCTTAGGATTCTTCATTTCGTGTAGTTCTAAATAATCTTTCTGTGTGATGCGATAGGCCCTCATAAAACGACAGTAGGCGGGTCCTATGGTTATATCTCCATCGGCCTGTCCATTTCCTTTAGTTGGACGAAAAGTCTGTCTACGTGCATCCCATTGCTGTTTAATGTGAACTATTCCATTATTCAAATCTAAATTATCCCACGTTAGGCCAGCAGCTTCCTCGAACCTGGTTCCAGTTTCTAGTTGAAACAGCATCATTAGCATAGTCATGTGGTCATAATCAGCTGTTTTAATGAGGTATTTACGCAGCTTCTTATAATCGGACAACGTCAAATACTTTTCCTCTACGGGCTTAGGAGGGCGTCCGGTGACGTGTGCCTTGTAAGCAAAGTCACGTTTTAGAATACCATCGGCTACAGCGTCCTTGATTGCGGTGTGTACTTGTTGATGAAGTTTGTGAGATGTGGCAATTCCATGACTGCGACCAAATTCATTCAGAAATTTCTGATAATCCGGCCGTTTAATTGAGCTCATAGGTTTATCCTTAAAATACGCGGAGATGTGTCGCCAATTGCCCATATACAGCTCATGAGTATGACGCGATACACCGTCAGTTTTGTATATTCTGATCCAATCAAGAAAGTAGTGCTTTAGACTCTCAGTGCTACGTGATAAGTCAGCACCTTCCAGCAGAGCATTTTTAGTTTTAGTTTCCCACTCAACAGCGTCGGTTTTGCGCTTTTCTAAATGGGTAACCGATTTATAATTACCGTCATCATCCTTATAAGAGACACGGGCTTGCCATTTACCATTATTAAGTTTGGTTACTGACATGTTTTATTCCTCCCAACTGGAAATAATAATAGGCTGACATTTCCAAACGTATGTTCTTTTATGTGCTAAAATAAAAGCACTAAAGTAGTAAAGTGCTGTTTATTTTATATATGATATGTGTAATCATATGTAAGTGGAAGAAAGGAAGTGAAGGTTATGAAGAAGGTAGTAGCATATCTTATGTTAACGTCAATGGAGTCGACATTCATTGCATTAATACTGTGGCCGCTAATTCATAGCTATATTCCCTTTGCCATTTGGATATTTTCCATTCTTGTTATTCCAATATTTATTTCTCTGGTTCCTGATCATTCTCTGGCTTTTCCTTCGATTTTAGGTTTTCGTGTGAAATTACGGTTCCAACATCCTTGATCTGAGGTTTGATATTCTTCACTTCATCAGGAACATTTTTTGTTTCTTGTTTGAGACGTTTAAGTTCGGCCTTCTTTTGTATGTGCGAGATTCGGTAATCATCCCACCAATTCAGAATGCCTTTTTTCTTCCCCTCTTTCCCAATTACTAAAGAGATTAAAGTAACAATTCCACCAAAAGTAATTACTTGATTCCCTCCAAGACTAGCTACTGTGTGAATGATGTTTATAATTGCTTGTATGTTTTCCTGACCAGTTATAAATCCTAAGGTGCCCGGACAATGAACGTCTGCTTGTAGTTCTACTTGGTGTAAATAATTAGACTGTTCGTCTTTTGCCATTTCGACAATACCTTGCCAATTTGCAAGAGTTAAATCGTCTTCTAATGTGGTGTAGACGGTTAAATGAATTTTTTTATGTTTTTGAAAAAGAGGAAATATTAAACGATCAATGTATTCCGCGTAACTTGAAATGTTAAAAATTGCTTGATGTGCAGACAAAATCCAATAAAGTTCGCCGGGGAGTGATGATCTGTGTATTGTTTTCATCCATGTAACGTTTCGCCGTTTTAGATTTTGATCGACTTTATATTGAATTCCATTGGGTCCGGAGTTTTCTTTTTTTGTTCTTAATTTTGATTTATCAGCATCGAATGGATCTCCTGTAATAACACCTATTGCAAAATAATCAGAACTTTTACCAGGCGTAAGAACAACATCTCCAATTTTCATGTTATTAATAAATTCAAAACATTGAGACGAGGCAATCGTCTGCCAATGTTTGGTTTGATGGGGATAAGAATCAATGTACATTTGATGGATATCTGGGTTTTTTAGACCATCTTTGGGGCTATCATCGGAGTGGATTGACTCGATAGTTACCTGATTATGTGCAATCGAAATGAAAGAATTTTCAATGTAGTCATCTAGATATTTTCCACCATCAGCACGAACTAACCAGTAACTTGTGTCATCTGGAATTGTTAAAATTTCAAAAGTGCCTTTATTATTCATACTTTAATCCCCGCATTAGTATATACAATATTAATTTGATTTTTGTTAAAATAAATTATTTTATTTAAAGCGAGTGACGGGAATCGGACCCGCGACTACAGCTTGGAAGGCTGTCGTTTTACCACTAAACTACACTCGCGTCATGGACCTTGTTGGACTCGAACCAACGACCGGATGGTTATGAGCCGTCTGCTCTAACCAACTGAGCTAAAGGTCCAGAAGCTTTGCAATTAAGTGCTATTTATTTTTACTTAATTGTAAAGCGAGAAAACTAATAATCCATTCTGGTAATTTCTGGTTCTGAAGTTAGATAGTCACTGACGTGTGCTAGAAATTTCTGGAAATGAGGGGTGTCATTATGGAAATCCACGGCTTCTTGATCTTTCCAGTGTTCGATAATTTCGTAATCATTATCACTGTCTAACTTTTTGAAATGTCCATAGAATTCATTACCAGCTTCTTGTGCTGAATTAATAACAAGTTCATGAATGAAATCTTCATATTCTTTTTTGAGTTCTGGTTTAACATGCAATGCGACGTTGATAATCTTCATTTGAAATTCTTCCTTTGACATTTAGTTTTATTATTCATCATCTGAGTCTTCGATGAGCTCTAGCCAAATGGTTAATGGTTCTGGGTTAAACTCTGGCCACATTTTCATAATCTCGTAAGCTCTACTCAAAACATGACTTTCGTTTCCTTCTTCTAAGTCTTTAAAAACACTTAAAGCGACGGGGTTATTAGATAGATCGTCCATTAAAATATTTGTTTTATGTTGCCATTCGGTAACTAATTTTTGGTAATTTATTAAACGTCTTGCATGCTGAATAGCATAGTCTACACCATTTTCTTGAACTCTTTTAATAAAATCTTCGTACTCTTTGAAGACGGCAGACTGTGCTTGTTTCCAATCATTAGTAGATAAATCTTCTGATTTTTCCATAAATGACACCTGATTTCTTACTACAATTATTTTTTCTGTTGCTTTAATAATGATACAATTTCTGAAAGATATTTTTCCTCGGCTGTTGGAATAGGATCGGCTTCGACATCCTCCTTCTTAGGCATAATTTTATTAATCATTTTGACTAGTAAAAATACCACAAATGCAATAATCAAAAAATTAATGACAGAATTAATAAAGGAACCGTATTTAAAAGTAGCATTGCCAACTTTTAAAACAAGGCTAGAGAAATCAATTTGCCCTAAAAAAACACCTATTAGTGGATTTATTAAATTATTAACCAATGATTTAACGATAGCAGTAAATGCAGCGCCAATAATAACGGCGACTGCTAAATCCATTACATTACCACGTGAGATAAATTCTTTGAATTCTTGAATCAATTAAATATCCTCCTGAAAATATATTCTAGCTTTTCATGACATCTTGACTGGTCAATGCGAGTGGCAGGAGTCGAACCTACATCTGTTAGTATCTAGTCAGCAATTCAAAGGAGCACCGTTCTACCGTTGAACTACGCTCGCGTGAAAGCCCCGACGAGGGCTTGGACCTGTTATGGTCTTGCGTATTGATTGCCCCGTGGTGCTGGCTTGGCACCAGAATTATCAGCAGCACTCTGGGTCATATATTGGTAATTACCTGGATTTTTAACGCTGGTGTAGTACTTATTGGAGTCTGATACAAAAACCATACCAGAAGCAGCAGTAGTCCAACCACCATTTTGTGTATAGGAAGCATTGTCTGTTTTACTTGTTTCGCTCGCTTTTTTAGCTGATGACGAGCTAGCAACTAATGATTCTGAACTGGCTTTAGCTATTGAAGAGCTTTCTGCCTCAGACTGTTTTTTGCTCGACTCAGATTCAGAACTAGCTATACTCTCTGAATCTTCTTTGGATTCCGACTTGGAGGCAGCAATACTTTCAGATTCTTTTTTGCTACTCGATAGGGCACTTTCAGATGACTCCTTTTCTTTAATAGAGTTAGCTTTGCTGATGCTAGCCTTTCTTTTCGATGCATCTTTTGCTGAACTTTTCTTTGCTTTGCTACTTGAGGCTGTATCTGACTGTGATGCACTCGATCTTGCTGTGCCAGAAGGGGCGGCCCAAACCGTTAATGCTAAGAATAGGATTGTTAGTCCTACTGAGATTAAGGTGTATTTTTTGTATGGACGATTAACACCTGTTTTTGTGAAATGATGAATTCCCCCACGAATTGAAAAGTAAGCTAACGCAATTAAAGATACAAGAAACATAAATGTAAAAAATATATCCAAAGTAATCCCTCCAAAATATGTTATTCCCCAATAACAATAATTCCCCGAATTATAAGTAGTCCCAACTCCTAGCTTTTAATGACTTCCTATCTGGTCAGCGCTTTTAGATCAGCGAAGCCAGTTCATGCGGTAGCTTGAAAAAATCTAAGAAGTCTAATACATCTTCTTGCTTGCTCCAACCATATTCCTCTTTCAACATAGCCAGCATAAACTTGTTGGCCTCAGTTTCGTTGTCATCGGATAAAAAACTTGTAGTATTTATTGCAAAAAACTGCGTATTAAATCCCTTGTGATGCCGTATATGAAAAATTTCATGATAGCAAACACCATCTTGTGTCCGCTCATCAATTGTATTGTTAATGACAATCATTGGGATTCGATGCGAGTTATTATTGTAGCCGTAAATATTGCTGCCAAGGTTATTGAATTGCACGTTAATGCCTAAGTTACGCTAATGTTTACTTTTCTATTCCATCTTTAAAATTATAATTATTCTTATTTCCATCGTGATTAGTTAGGTCTTTATACCAACCGTCGCCAGTGTATGTTGCATATCCAATTACACCATCGGAGTCTTTAAAAACTATTGGATATTTTGTATTAAATTTATTCTGAGCCGTTTTAATCTTTTTGAAAATTCCACCCAAATACGCAGTATCTCCAACAGTTGTTACTGGCGGAACAACATAGACATTATCAATAGTAACAATAATATTATTATCCTTAAAAGCAACTTTTCCATCATCATTTGTCTTTTTTAGATTTGAAATCAGTTCTTCTTGATTTTGAAGTTCATCATTCGACTTACTTCGAGCATTATGCTTTACTGCTACACTACTAGATTTTTTATTTTCATTGTTCGTAGTCTTAGTAGCTGAATTAGTCTTAGTTTTACGCCCACTTTTATCAACATTTTTTGTTGAATCGTCACTGGTATAAGGTCCAAATAACGATGCTACTGTGAGAATACTTGTAAAAATAATTAGTCCTACGCGCAACCCTTTCCTAATGTTCCTATTTTTATACAATCGATATGTAATATATCCAAAAACAATAGTTAATACTAATCCCAAAATCTTTTCACCCATAATATATACTCCTCAAGCTATATAAATTTTCCAAAATAATTCCTCCAAATTAATATTTCCCCAAATAGAAATCCCAATGATGATTAAATTTTAACTCACATTATGAAAACGAAAAAAACTCCATAAACTCGTCTGGTAATCCGTACGCATTTTTTAGTGCATTGAAGCTATCAGGTAATTTATCGTATTCTTCTTCGTATAGCTTCGCCAATTCTTGGCATGCAAAGTCATTGGCCTTATACTCGGCACTGTTTTTCTGATAATCACCAAGCGTGTACCAAGAAACACAGGCCGTGTCCTCAATGCCATGGCATAATTCATGGGCCATAACTGGAAGTCTGGCCGGTGAATCACGAAGGCTATCGCTAATTATTATATCTGTGATTCCCAATATTGGAGTACAGACCCCCATATTTGCCCCAATGTCCTTAAAGTGAACTTCGAATCCCAATCTATCTGCTATCGCAAATGGATCATACGTTCCAAAGGATTTCGCAAGTTGTTCTACCTTAAGATACGTGTCGTATCGCATGCAAACACCTACTTTTTTCCTTCTTCACGTAATTTTTTCAAGCGGTCCCAGTAAATTCCCTCAATAACATTACGGACTTTTTCCTTATCCTCGGGTGCCATACTCATTCCACCATATCCCATAGGCGTATTTGACTGGAGAAGCTTATCTAAATCAATACGATCGGCTTCGGTAGCCCAGTCTGGAGATTTACGATTTTTTTCGCTATTTCCAAGAAGATAGTCAGTGGATACTTCATAATAGCTAGCAAGAAGCCTTAGTAATTCATTGTCGGGTTCGTTACGTTCATTTTCCAAATGTGAATATCGAGCTCTACTGATACCAATTGATTTTGCAACCTCATCTTGTGTCTTGTCTTTCATATTTCGTAATTCTTTTAAACGGTTCCCAATTCCTGAAGATGCCATAGTATCACTCCTTTCTTAATGGATATTACATGTATCAGTATAGATACATCACGTATCGGTTTCAATCTATGATACAAAAAGTTTCTAAAAACACTTGACGATACTTAAAGTATCGTTTATTATAATAGTTGTTGATACGATATGTATCAGGATTGGAGGCGCAAAAATGAAGCGTGAGCGACTTATTGCAGAAAGAAAAAGGAATGGTTGGTCTCAAAATAGTGTTGCAAAATTACTTGATATTGCGGAAATAACTGTTAGAAGTATAGAAAATGGATCACGAAACCCTAGTAGTAAATTAATTGCCAAATTCTCATACCTTTTTGAGGTTAAACCAGAAATTTTATTTCCTGATATTTTTTTACCAGATAAAGATACTAAACGTATCATATCGGCAAAAGCATACAAATTGACAAAGGAGACGGCAAAATGAAGCCAATAACAAGAGATGTTTTAATCAATGCACTAGCAAAGGTTAAACCAGAAACACCAAGAGTAATGTTTGAGGCACTAAGCGATAAAGCACTAGATGCTGAATTCCGATCGGTAACGGCCGAGTATAACGAGCAAGCTAGCCAACTCATGTCAGTTTCATATTAGGAGGTGCGAACATGTCAGATACGATATTGATTCGGCATGAGGCTCCAAAGGGTTTCCAATTCATTAGCGAAGAAGAATACGAGAGGTTCCAAGCCTGGCAGCAAGCACAGCGTGGTATTCGTACTTGGAAGCTTAAAGATTTGGCCAAGTATAAATACGGAACTAAATCAACCGAACGAGCCTCACGATATTTAACCAAGCATCGCCATGATTTGGATATTGAACAGGGTGGCTTCATTGATTATGTGAATACCCATAACGGCTGGCAGATTCCAGCAGCTGAGATGATGGATTACTTATTAGATCATCCCGATTAATTTAAATTATAGGTGAATTACGTGGAAAGGCGATATAAAGCCATTTCCAAAATACAGAGGTGTAGGTATGAAGAACAAGTTTGCAGAGCAATTGTCATTGGCATTAGGTAGAGATAAAACACAAACACAGCAGCAGATTGCAGATAGGACGCATGTTTCTCCCGGACAATTGTCTCGGTTGAAGAGTGGATCAAGAAGCACTGATTCACAAATAAGGAAGTCGTTAGCAAATGTAATTAACGATTTTTGGCTTAATTATTCTGGTGCTCGTGAGAATTTCGGCGTGCTGTCATTCCAGAATGATCGTCAGCTACAAGGTGATATGTTCTCGGCTTTGATGAAACAGAAAAAGGAACAGCGTCAGCGAGAAAGAATTGAGGCTGAGTTTGAAGAAGCTATTACAGTCAAGCCGAGAGATCGGACACCAGCGCAGCAACTAGTTATTGAACGCTATCCACGTGAATACGCAGAAGAGATTAGCGCCGAGATAACCGATTTGGCTAAGAAGGCTGAGTATGCCGGTATTCCAATGGATAAATTGCAGGAAGTAATCGATAAAGTCAACCAAGAAAATGGCTAGGAGGAAATAGCAATGATTGAAGGAGCAATAGTAGGCTGCGTGCTAACGGCATTGTGGTTCAAGCGTCATGAGGTTGCTAGTTGGTTTGGAATTTAAGGAGATGAAGACGATGTAATTTACATTCCGGATTGGAAACGTGCTTTACAAACAAATCACGATTGAAGAATTGAATAATCTTTTTGACAAATTTAAGGAGGTCGAACGAATTGGAAGTATCGCCAAAGCCTAAATTTGAGTACGAAAAAAGCTGCTCGAGTATTGGCAGTACCCGTGCAGCTAAAATTAAAAATCACAGTAAAATTTTCTTTTTCGATTTTTATTGTACTCCGAAACAGTCGCTAAAACAATGGTTAGTCACGTTAATACGGAGGTGGGCAAAATGAACGGCTACGATAGCTGGTTAATTGACCAAGAAGAAGCTGCGGAAGGCTGGCGTGATGATGAACCTACTGAGGAAGAGCTGATTGAAAGTGGCGTCATTGCTGGATATTAAATAGGAGGATTTCAATCATGGATGCAATGTTAAAAGAAGAACTTAGAACGGTGACAGAGCGTGAAAACGAAGGATTCAAAATTGACTCATTAGAGAAAGCCGACTGGGCATTAAAGAAGCTCAAGGCTATCCAAGCGCATGATGATGAAATTGGCCAAGTTGCGAAGAACAATATTGACCAGGCAATTGCATGGCGCGACCGGGAGCTTGATAAGAACCAAGCCAACCGCGAGTATTTCGAAGGACTATTGACTGACTATTTACGTGATCAACGGTTAGTTGACAAGAAGTTCAAAATCGATACCCCTAATGGCCGTGTATCAACTCGTAAGAACCCGGCTGGGTTAGCGTATGACGAAAAGATGGTTTTAAACTCACTTCATAATCAGGGCATGAGCCAATATATCAAGGTCAAGGAATCTATTGATAAAGTCGATTTAAAAAAAGCTGGTCGCATGGTTGGTGACAAGTTTGTCATGGAAGATGGCGAGATTATCGCTGGTATTACTGAAAAACCGGCAACTGAGAAGGTCACGTTTAAATACTAGGAGGAACCGATATGAGTGAAGCAATCGCGAAAGCAGAAAATCAAACGAATAGTCTATCCCTAATCATGGGTACTGATCAAAACAAGATGGCTAGCGAACTACAGGCTATCTCTAATTTCCAAACTATGGTTCAAAAACAGCTAAAGAATGGTCAAGACTTTGGGGTTGTCCCTGGCACACAGAAGCCGACATTATTGAAGCCCGGAGCTGAGAAAATTCAAATGTTGATGGGTGTAACCAGTGAATATAACGTCATTGATAAGGTTGAAAACTACAAGGATGGTTATTTCGACTACACCGTCAAGTGCGTGCTGTACAAGAGCGGTATGCAGTTAACTGAGGGATTAGGGTCGGCAAACACAAAAGAGAGCAAGTACGTTTCTCGTGATGGATTTTCAATGAAAAACACGGTATTGAAAATGGCGAAAAAGCGGGCCCAGGTTGATGCCACACTGACTATCGCTAGTTTATCAAATGTCTTCACACAAGATGTCGAAGATATGCAGAACTTTAACCAACGTGAGAATAACGAAACCATGACTTATGATGAAGCCTTTAATTTGAAACTTAATTTTGGCAAAAACAAAGGCAAGAGCATGGGAGATGTCATGAATGAGAATCGTGGCTATATTGAATGGCTAGCTGAGAATGCACAGAAACCTGAATTTAAGACTGCTGCTAAATTACTACTAGCTGGCAAGCAACAGCCTGAAACTGACGATAAAGCACATGAAGATTTTGATCCTACTAACATCATTGCTAGTTCAAAACAGACGAGTGAGATTGCTAACCTTGCTGGTGAACTGGCCACTCAAACCAAGAATGGCACACCATTATCAGTGACTAATGAGGTTATTCAACAAATTGTCCCTGATTGGAAAGGGACTGACGATGATTGGAAGAACCTAACAATAGCACAAGCAGAGGATGCTAAGAGTCAGCTACAAGGGTTGCTAGCGGCATTTGATAAGAAATAAACATTCGAATTGGCTTGAATGCAGCAGTGACTGAATCCACCAAATGGGTGAAAGGCCCATTAATAATGGATAGGAGGTGCGAGATGGCCCGTCCAGTAAAAGAGGGATTGGATTACTTCCCATTAGACGTTGATTTTGCTGTAAACGACAAGACAGAAGCCATTATGGGCGAGTTTGGACCGAAAGGTGTTCTATTTATGATTTATCTGCTGTCTGCGGTGTACCAAAATGGATACTACTTGCAGTGGAATAAATTGAAACAGATGCAGTTAGCTAATCGAATTGAAGGCGTATCACCTGAATTAGCTAATCAAATCGTTAACCGCTTGATTGCTTATGGAACCTTTAGCGAGGAACTGTTCAATTCGGCTAAGGTATTAACGAGCCAGCGTATCCAAGAGACCTATGAAGATGCTACTAAACGTCGCAAATCACAGAAACCAACTAAGTATTGGATTGATGTTGACATCAATAAAGATACAAGTGTAGTTAATGTCGACATTAATCCACAAAGTAAAGTAAATAAAAGTAAATCAAATAAAAGTAAAGTAAATAATTATGATGATGACGCGGGTGTCACACGCGAGCAGGTCATTAACGACTGGACCAACCTGTGGGGATTTCCAAATGGTATTGCCCGACCTGAGATTGATGAATGGCTGGAAGAGTTCAAGCCTGAGGTGATTGCCTATGCAATTTGGGTTGCTGGAGAACATCAGATTAGATCTAATGCATGTTTGAAATACGTTCGTGCAATTGTTGCGGGCTGGAAGAAACGAAATATTACGACGTTAGAGCAGGCTAAAAAGGCTGCTGCTAATCATGACGACCGCATTAAGAGCGAAAGAAAACCTAGTGGCTATTCAAAGCCACGCCGTAAAGAAGTTACGCCAAAGTGGATGCAAAAAGGCGCTTCTCAGGCGGATTCTAAGTCAAGCTCAAGCGATGACCAGCAGGACGATATGAGCGACGAGGCGTTCCTAGCGTTCATGAACAGTCAGGAGGAAGCTAAATGAATTGGGGTAATCAATTAGTCAAGTTAGCCGCTAACCATGCCTATGAACCGGCCGCATTGCACTGGACTAAGCAGCGCATGAAACGGCATTTAAAGGCTGGCGGTAGCGCGCAAGATGAAGTGTGCGCTCATGAGTACAAGCTATTTGCACTCGAAGTTTTAATTATTGAATATCAGCGGGATGACTTAAATTTTGATTTGACCCAATGTTGGGGTAAACCAGCCGAGTATTTTATTGATCTAGAGCAAGCTAGACAAGGATTGCAAACGGAGGTGAGCGCATGACTGAAACACAGGTGCTAGTAATTAACGCTGACAGACCGGACATTGATCAACCGTTAGCAATCGGGACCGAACCGGAAATGTTTAAGCTCACGCAACATAACTACAAATCTGGTGAATGGCCGTTTCCGGTTAGACTGGTTAAGCCTGGAACTAAGGTAAGCAGTGATGCGGCCTACCTAGCCAGTATGAAACAAGATCCGAAGCAGGGAGAACGTGAAGATATTAAAGCCATTCGGCAAGCACATAAGCATGGTAAACATACGCTTAGAGAACTAGCTGATAGTACGGCAATTGAATTAAATCGGGTAAAGGATTTAGTCCATAAATACAGCCTGCCACTGACTAACGATTACTGGCGTGCTGAGAAGTATAACAATCCTGGCGAAGTGATCGCCTATCAAACACTGGCAAGATTATGCGAGAAGATTGATGCTCCAGAGTTTTCGATTAGACAGGCCAGTATGTCTAACGGGATCGTTAATGGCTACTACATTATCCGGGTGCCGAAAGTATGAGCAAAGTCGTGATCAAAGGCGAGCTGCCTAGCCTAAATGAGTACATCAAGGCTGAACGGGCCAACAGATACGCCGCAGCTAAACTAAAGAAGCGGTACACGGCCTTATGTAGTGTGTATGCCAGGGCTAGTCGGAATTCTGGAATCGAATTTAATTGGCCTTGCAAGCTTAAATTTACGTGGTACACGAAGAACAACCGGAAAGATGCAGATAATATCGCGTTTGCTAAAAAGTTTGTGCTGGACGGATTTATGAAGGCTGGGATTTTAGGCAACGATAATCGAAAGCACATCACAGGATTCCAGGACGAATTTGCCGTTGATAAACGAAATCCTAGAGTAGAAATAGATGAAATCACGGAGGACGAGAATGCCTAAACACACAAAGAAACGTTCAACGATTAAACGGAAGCACCGGCAAATTAATAGTGGAATGAAAGAGTTGCGTAGGAGATTGGCGAGGGACCGCAACCAGTGTTTGATGTTTGAGCTTAAAAGTGAGGCTGCTGGTGTTCAACAGGCCATTAATGAACTAGATGATTTGATAGGAGATGGCGACGATGATTAAATTTAGAGCGTGGGATAAAGCGACAAGTAGCTATCGTAAGGTGCTAGAAATTGAGTTTTACCCTGACGGCGAGTTAAAAAAAGTCAAAGTAACAGGCCTTCAACGTAAAGGCACAATAACACCTGATAATCTGGTGCTAGAACAGTTTACCGGCCTGACAGACGTGAACGGCAAGGATATCTATGAGGGCGATATTATTGAAGTTACATCTCAATATTGGGGGATGTTAGGGAATAGATATGAGGTCAAGTTTGAGCAAGGCGCATTCTACGTTAAATATGGATTATTATCAGAAATTTCACCAAGTATATCAGTTATTGGCAACGTACACGAGAAACCGGAACTATTGGAGAAAAAGAAATGACAATTAAGTATGAGTGCCAAGATATGTTTTCACACGAGATCATCGCGACGTTCGACACCTATGATGAAGCCGACAACTTCATGGACGCAGCGTATGACATGCCCAACTGGTGGACGACACCAGCAATGACTATTGTGGAGGTGACTAATGATCGCGAGAGTAAACAAAAAGCCGCCTACTAGGGCGACTAGTCATTAGGACCACTCGTATGACCGTTGTAAGTATAACATATAAAAGGCACTGCCAATGCTGACGCCGCTACAATTGATTCCCACAAAATTAATTATAGCATACGAAAGCGGAGGGGCGCATGATGGGCGAACAGCAAGTTATTTCAGATGAAATTTTTCCACCAATTGACCAGGAGAAAACAATTAAACAGGTGCGGCGGTTCCTGGATAAGAAGTTACCGAAAGCAGTTCGGGCGTCCGGCCATTCGGTTGCTGATTTAAAATCGCCTAGCATGGATGGCATGCCTAAGTCGTCCCCAGCTGGTAACTCGGCCGAGAATCGGATTACACGCCGCATGTATGCAGAGCAGATTGTCCGACAGACTATTCAGGCAATGGCTCGCTGTGATCATGAGTGCCAGGAGATATTAGATCGGCTATATTTGCAAGGTTACAGCGACACGATGTGCTACATGGATATTGGCTACAGCAAGACGCAGTATTTTGACCGCTGGAAGCCATTGGCAATGCTACAGTTCGCACAGAGCTATTACCTAGAAGACCTGAATATTTACCAAAACCGAACTCAAACCGGACTTTAACCGAACTTCATAGCAATAAATTGGTGGTAAATTAGTATTATCGATAATTGGTTAGGGCGACAAATAAACGTTTTTCTGATAGCTCTAATTGATTATTATTGTGGCCTTAGCTCAGTTGGTAGAGCGCCTGACTGTTAATCAGGTTGCCGCTGGTTCGAGTCCAGCAGGCTACGTTAGACGGGGACAAATTTACGGCTACATCACCTCCTTGGTTAAATCGATACGGTTGCCCGTCTATTAAGCAGATATGATCTAATTGGCAAGATGGCGGTCTCCAAAACCGTCTATGTTGGTTCAAATCCAGCTATCTGTGTAGCCGGCGGATTTATAAGGGGTGATGCGCTTCTCTCTGCCGCCGGCATTAGTCTTCGTATTTAACGTCGGCCGTTAAATGTGAGTATCGCTGTGGGCTAATTGGCAAGCCACAATGGGATGTAGGTTCGAGTCCTACCGGCGATATAATTAGCGGGGAAAGTTGCGAATCTGAAATAAGTTCGCGACTTGGCCCACACCAATCATATTGACCCAAGCAAGTCACTAAACTGCTGAATAGGGCTGGAGTCGTGTTTGGAATTAACTTCATAACATGAACTCCCATCGTCTTGTTTACATTGGCTGTGCTTGTGGCGGAATAGGTAGACGCGAACCGGTATCGAAGAGATACATGCTTTAGTGGCTGGGCAATGGCCCATGTCGGGTGCAAATCCCTACCAAGCACATTAAACGGGCAATCTCCAAACTGGCTCTCGCTTATTGGCGGGAGTTTTTGTATAATCTATAGTAGTAACTTAGATTATTTAATTTGGAGGATGATGATTAATGACTGAAGAAAGTATTTCTGCTCAAATTGTTTTTTCTGAGAATATTGATCGTGTAAATAATCAAAACGGTTTAGGCAGTACAGTTAGATTAGTAAATCCCACTCTAACGCTTGGAATGCCTATCGTTCCCACAGCACTTTCTTTTTCTGCGACTGTTTTAACTGATGGATTGAGTTTTGATACTGATCATCATATTAAGTTTACGATTACAGATGAAAATAATAATGTGTTGAGCAAAGTTGAAGGTGACATTAAATCATTCGCTGAGCCTACTAAGGGCGGCTTTAATTTTAATCTTGATTTTAGAAATGTAGTTTTCCAACAAGCTGGCGAATATAATGGAATATTTAGCTTGGATGGTCAAAATATTCAAAGCCAAAAGTTTAGAACTTTCGCAACTAGCGCTGCCCCAACAGATGGTATGAATTAAGCTCATGGAATCTTCCAACAATATTTTTTTCAATTCAGATAGTGATTCTTATGAGGACTCTGCATCTTTTAACAAAGGCAAAAAGCTTTTGACGGCTATTTTTGGTGCATTTGTGGTAGCATCTTCTATAAACAATGGTCCCATTAATCTGTCGGCAGTTAATCCAGATGTTACAAGTTCAAATATAAAAATTGAAGATCATGAGGCTCGAGACACTGTAAATTACCAATTGAACGGAGGAATTTCTATGTCTGAGAATAATGGCTTTTTAACTGATCGTGACTATACTTCATTAAATAAGCTTATAGATACACATAATAAACGACTTGATGAACAGATTGCATTGACCCAAAAGCTTATTGATAATCAAAATAAATATCAAAAAGAAAGCCTAGATAGAGTCGAAGCTAGTTTAAAAGAATTGAATGATAAGATTGACGGGTTGCCAAGCCAGGAAGAAACAATCCAAAAAATTGAAGATACAATAAAAGCAGACCACCGACAGTTGAAGACTTGGGCGATAGCAATTGTAGCTATTGTAGTTCCAACTATTGTACAAATTGTATTACATTTTCTAGGCTAGAAAGCTTCGTATAATAGCTATGCGGAGCTTTTTTGATACATACGATTAGGAGGAACCACAATGAATATGGAAGACAACGAGGCTATTGAGAATGATTGGAAAAAAGTTAATCTAGAACTATTTGGGGTACAATATCCATTCTGTTCAAGCAACGAGGCAACTCATGGTAAAGATGATTAACACAAAATATGGCTACGTCACGCCACAAGAAGCGGAGATAGATGCCCACTTAGATAAATGGATGAAGCGTCGTGCTAAACAGCATGGCGCTTTTAGTTTGGATAAAAATAAAAAGGATGGTAATTATTATGAACAAAGTATTGTTGAAAAAGTTAAACACTGAATACAATGAACTGACGGACAAGATTGCTAAAGCTTGGCCGGCTGCCAGTAACTTAGATATTCCTGATGAACAACGGCAACTCATTGGTATTCAAGCAAGAGCTATGGAAACCTATGCACAGGTACTGGCAATTCGGATTCGTTTACTCGAAAAATAATAGGATTATCAATCTAATTCCAATTAACGGAGGTGTGGTGATATGTAATGAAACGAAAGTTAACGCCAAAACAGCGTAAATTTGCCGATGAGTATATTAAGTCTGGCAATGCTTATCAAGCTGCTATTGAAGCTGGTTATTCGCGCAACTATGCAAAGGCACAATCTAGCAAATTGTTGGAAAATGTTGGAATTAAATCTTACATCGATGAGCAAATGGCTGAGATAGCTTCCAAGCGCATTATGGACGCCACAGAAGCCGTTGAGCTACTTACTAGTATCGCTAGAGGGGAAACTAAAGAAACGGTTTATATTAGCACTGCTGACGTCGTTTATGAGGAACACAAAGAAGCTGACTTGAAAACACGGATAAGCGCTACTAAGGAAATACTGAAGCGTTATCCGGATAACGATAAGCTTGTTGAACAACAGATTCGCAAGCTTAAAGCTGATGCAGATATTGCGGAGGCTAAGGCTAAACGATCTAGTAAAGACAATCAACAAGTTGTCATCAACTTTACTGACGATTTGCCCGATGACGGCCAACAAAATACTTGATTGTATATGAGATGGCTAATAGTATGACAAACGCCACGATAAACCACCAAGCTATGTATATTAAACCGATGACTGCTGCAATCAAAATGAAATCTACAAACCAATTTAAACCCCGCCATGCCATATGAAAGAAAATTGGTAGTCCTAAAAATAAAATAATTATTGCTATTATCATGTTAACGTCCCCCCTGGAGATGATGTCATATGTCAACCACCCAACAATTTAATTTAAGTTTACGACAATTAATTGGTTCTGGCTATACTGATTTCTGGCGTGATCATCACTTTTACCGAGTGATTAAAGGCAGTCGTGGATCGAAGAAGTCGGTAACCACCGCTCACAATTTAATTTACCGGTTAGTTAAGTATCATTGGTCAAATATCTTGGTCGTAAGGCGTAATGCCAATACCAACAAGACTAGTACCTTCGTGGAATGCAAGAAGGCTATTAATGACTTCCACTTAGCACGTTACTTTAAGTATAACGAGTCATTGCCAGAAATCACTTACTTGCCAACTGGCCAGAAAATTATCTTTCGTGGCCTTGATGATCCATTGAAACTAACTTCAGTTAATGTCCTTACTGGTGAATTGTGCTGGCTGTGGGTAGAAGAAGCCTATGAAATTGAATCGTTTAGCAAGTTACAAACGGTGATTGAATCGTTACGTGGGAATGATCCACAAGTCTTTTATCAAGTAACGCTCACGTTTAACCCATGGAATGAGCACCATTGGCTAAAGCGTGAGTTTTTTGACCAGAAACGTGATGATGCCTTTGTTCGCACGACTACCGTTAGATGCAATGAGTTCGTCTCTGACGAATATAAACAGCGGCTTTATAGTTTATACCAAACCAACCCTAGACGCGCTAAAACGGTCGTTGATGGCGACTGGGGCGTAGCTGAAGGGCTAGTATTTGAAGATAACGTTGAACAAGTTGACTTTAATGCTATGGATAAGATACAAGAGTGTGGGCAGACTGGCTTTGGCCTGGACTATGGCTTCGGTAATGATCCTAACGCTTTCGTTGCCGTTGCTGTTGATGTTCGCAATAAGCAGTTGTGGGTCTACGATGAGATGTATACCTATCATCAAACAACACCACATATTGCTAAATGGTTAAAAGCTAACGGCTATGAACGAGCCAGGATATATGCAGATAGCGCAAGCCCTGAAAGAACTGCTCAATTAAATGATTTAGGAATTTTAAATGCTGATAGCGTTTCAAAAACGCCAATTGAGGCTGGTATTGACCAACTATGGCAATATCAAATTCACGTTCACCCTAAATGCAAGAATTTGTGGCGTGAATTAAACAGCTACGTCTTTGACAGTGATCGCATGGGTAACACGCTAAGCAAGCCTAAAGACCAAGACAACCATGCGATTGACGCCTTACGTTATGCAGTTCGCCAATATATGGGGGATTATGATGGATCGTTAGGTGTTAAATGGGATGAACAATACGCGATTGGTCGTCAGATGGGAGTGAATGATTATTAATAGTATTTATGGAAAACAACGTTTTGACCGTGAAGCCAACCGAGACTACACGATGCCAGTTGGAACATACACGGCAGTTTCAGAACAGCCGTTAGAATTAATGAAGATTGTCTATCAGTTTATTAACCATCATCAAAATCATCAAGTCTCAAGACTTCAAACTTTGTATGATTACTACGAGGCTAATAACGCAATCAAAAAGCAAGAAGATAGTAATAATCCTTACCATGCTAACAATCGAGTAGCGGCAGCGTTCGCTCGTTATATGACAAGCATTCGAGTTGGCTATTTAATAGGTAATCCAATTCAGTTAAAACTACAAGATGATACTGAAGTAGATGATAGCCAGGCACAAAAGTTCCAAAATGTATTAGATACTTTTATCGTTAATACGAACGCAGACTATGTCAACCAGCAACTAGCGAAGGACTTATCAATCACTGGTCGAGCATATGATTTAGTATACGTTAAAAATGGAGTGACTGATTTAGGACTAGTTCGAGTTGATCCAACACAAGCATTTGTGATCTATGATGATACTGTCGATCACAAGCCACTTGTTGGTGTTCGTTATTATCAGACTGGTATCTTAGATAATCAATTGGTGGAACATTATGAGGTTTACACTGATAGTCAGCTTTTTACCTTTCATAGTCAGGGTGGTTTGCCTCAAACTAATTCACCCGTTGCCAATGCAGTATTGGATGATACATTGCCACACTTTTTCGATACTGTTCCATTAACCGAGTATCGCAATAATGATGAGCGGTTAGGCGATTGGGAGCCTGAACTAGACCAACTAGATGCACTGGACAAAAGTGTATCGATGATGGCTGACTTCCAGGAAGACTTCAACAACGCCAATATCGTCTTAACTGGTAAGTTTTCTAATATGACAGAACCTAAGTATTTGCTGGACGAGAATGGTAATAAAAAAATAGGCCAAGACGGTCAGCCGATTATCATTGAACCAGCTCATCCAAACGTTGACCCTAAAAATCACATGTGGTATTTAGAACCGTTCGCAGCAAGTGGCGGTGTTGGTTCAACCGCCAAGCATATTATTCAACCCGACGCTAAGTATCTAACTAAGCAGTATGACGCTGCTGGCTGGTCAACATACACTAATTTCCTAATCAACGAAATTCACAAGTACACTAATACGCCTAATGTCAACGATCCAAACTTTGCTTCCAATGCTTCTGGCGTGGCTATGTCTTATAAACTGTGGGGCAGTGATCAAGAACGCAAACTACAGGAAACGTTGTTTAAACGTGGTTTACATGATCGCTTGAATGCTTGTGTTAGCTATTGGCAAACACTCAACCAAATTAGTTCTGACAAATGGAACAAGATGATTAAAGCTAACTTCATGCCAAACTTGCCTAAGAATGATGATGCGACCGCACAACTTATCCAGTTACTAAATGGTACTGGTAAATTCAGTGACGAAACCATTCGTGACATGGCTGAACCAATTACAGGAATCAATGCTGATGCCGAAGCGGAACGCGTTAAAGAGGATACCCAAACTGCTAAGGAAGATGACGATAATTACGCTCAAGGTGACGGTGGACTGGGCAACATATTTGCAACCGGTGAAAAAGCATCGTTACCCGATAATAACAACAAAGAAGGCTGATTATGGACATTAATAAATTGGCTCATGCTTTAGCAAAGATTTTAGATGTTAAGGATCCAGTATTCCAACAGCTGATTAGCATTATCGAACGTTCACATCATGCCCAGGTTAAGAATTTAGCCTACTTTCTACACAAAAATGTAACCTGGCAAGATGATGCCGATGATGCAGACATTAAAGAGCTAACCGATGCAGTGCTTGAGTTAAAACAGAGTGCTACTCGTGAGGAAGAACAAGTATTAGCCACGTTATTAAATAATCTGCCTTACAAAACTAATCTAGATGTAGCCCAGGCTCAAGCACGCGTTAACGTCGCTAACATGGGACTAAAGGTTAACAAGTTAGTTCAAGCTAAGCAGGCAGAGATCGTTCAACAGGTAACTAAGCTAACTGGTAGTGGGTTAGGTGGGTACAATAAACAGCTTAGACATCGTGCATTGTATCGAGTGGCTGCTCAAAATGAGCCTGAGAATACCTCATTGAATTTAATCTTCAAACATGCCAATAATTTAGCAATTGATTTAGATAACATTATCAAGTTCCAAATGCAAAATCATGTCAACCCTAATTCTATTAGTAAAATTGTTGCAAAAGAATTAGGCGTTGCTGGCAAGCCTAATCCAAATGAGAATTTATGGGAAACAACAATGCAAAAGCGCTACATGTCAACCAAAGCTGATATGGAGCGTATTTTAGTGACTGAGAGTAAAGCAACTCAGACGCGGGAATGTGCCAAGCAATACAGCAATTTAGGCTTTACCAAGCTAAAGGTTGTTACCAGAGATAATCCTCATGTTTGCAGATATTGTGAGGGCCACGATGGTACAATCGTTGAAATTAAAGACGCTGTGGTCGGCATGAACGTACCCCCGTTTCACCCACGCTGCCATTGCAATGTAATTCCAGTACAAATGGATTATAAAGATGTCTTAAGTGAACTTGACTAATTTTTTATTGCCCTAGATATGGCATTAAAAGGTCTATTTTTTATGCACTTTTAGCCGACGGGCGTTAAACGAATTAAGTCGACAGACGTTAAATGGAGGTTATCTAATGAGTGAAGAATCAAAGAATCAGGAAACCAACACTGAAGGTGGTAAGCAGTCTGAAGAACAGGTAACATTTACCGATGAACAACAAGCTAAAATTGATGAATTGATTGGTCAACAGCACGCTAAATGGTCTAAGAAACTTGATCAACAGCAAGCTGACTTTAAACAGCAGCTGGTTGATGCGCAAAAGCAGGCCGAAGAACGAGCTAAAATGACCGCTGAACAAAAGGCTGAAGCTGATCGTAAACAACGTGAAGCTGAAATTGCTAAACAAAATCAAGAATTAGCAACTCAGATTCAGGAATACAAGACCAAGTCAATGTTACTCGACAAGGGGATTAGCCCGGACATGTTGCCACTGGTTATGGGTGCTGACGAAGATTCCACAAGCGATAATCTAGGATTATTGCAGAAATACGTTGATAGCCAAGTACAAGCGGCTACTGAAAAGTTATTGACTGGTAAGCAATCCGTCACTACTGGGAGCAACAATACTTCATCACAAGAAGCAGGGACTGATAATCCATGGTCTAAAGATGGTTGGAATTTAACAAAACAAACTGAAATTTACAATACCGACAAAGAACAGGCTCAAAAATTAATTGCTAGTGCCCAACCCATTAGCCAGTCGTTTTATGTTGGAAAATAACAAGGAGAGATAAATTATGGCAAACATTACCCAATTAAGTGATATGAAAATCCCTGAAAAATGGGGGAACTATTTAGCTGAAAAATCAACACAAAACAACGCTTTTTTCACGAGTGGTGTCGTTCAAAACGTACCACAAATTGCAGCATTATTAGGCGCTGGCAAAGTAGCCAACATGCCATTGTTCAAGCCATTAGCTGACAGTGATCCTCAAGTTCCCGATGACACAACGGACTTGTTAGTCAACAAGATTACTACTGATTTAGCGCAAGCTCGTAAATTAGGCTTTGACCAAGCTTGGAGTGCAACTGACTTATCGGCTGAACTATCAGGTGCGGATCCTTTAAGCGCTATTGGCGATCAAGTCAGCGATTATTGGTCACACGTCTATGAAAAGCTTCTGCTAAAAACTCTCACTGGAGTATTTAGTTCAGTCAGCATGAAGGGTGTCAATCAATTAGACGCTACTGCTGATAAGACTGATACCACGTTCAGCTTGAAGAACTTCAACAAGGCCCGCTTCTTACTAGGTGATCGCTATAAAGACTTGGCCATTGTGGCAGTTCATTCTGATGTTCTCCGTCAATTACAAGATGCCAACTTAGTTGATGCTAAGAATGGCTCAACCTTCGTCTTAAATGGGAATGGCAACGTACCAACGTCAATCCAAGCTCCTGATGCTGGCGATAAGATTAAAGGCGTTCAAATTGTGGTTGACGATAGCTTACCAGTAAGTGGTGCCAAGTACACGAGTTATTTGTTCGCTCGCGGTGCAGTTGGTTATTCTGAATTGCCGGTTACTAATGCAATTGAAACTAATCGTGATCCGTTAAAGAACCATGGTGTTGACTATCTTGTTAACCGCCGCCGGTTTGTCTTTGCACCACAAGGGTTATCTTGGAACGAAAGTAACTTCACTTCAAAGCATTCGGGTAAAGCTTATCCTACGATGGACGACTTAGCTGATGGCACTAACTGGACAAAAGTCTACGATCACAAATTGATTCCGATGGCACAGTTTGTAACTAGCGCTGATCCTATCACAAGCCTCGGCCACTAGTCAGGAGGCATTCTATGAGTGACACACAGGACAGTAGTAAGACATTAGAAAACGTCATTACTCTACTAGGTATTACTCCTAACGATAGTGAAAAAAAACGACTAACGCTATATATTGATCATGCAGAGCAAGCCATTGTTTTATATCTGGGACGTTCGGTTAGAATTTCAGGCTTGCCATCAGGATTAGACTACATTGTAGAGAATTTGGCCGTTACTAAGTTCAATAAATTTCATAACGAAGGCGAAAAGTCTCACAGTGAAGAAGGGCTGTCTTTCCAGTTCAACGTTAATGACCTGACACCATACTATCCAGATCTTCAAGCCTGGGTTGATGGTCAAGCTAAAACAACGCGCGGTGCTACTGCGATTGGCTGGTGATGGCATGCGTTATCCAGATAAGGTTTATTTATTGACTAAGTTTCTTGATAAAGACCCCGATGGCCTTAATCATCAAGCGAGCTATCGAAGCCAAGTAGTGCAAGCTAATATTCAACAGGTCAATTTAACATTTGCCCCGAATGGCACGGTGTACAACGCAACGATTATTCGTGTTTATGGACGTTATCAGGCCGATGCGATTGGCCTTGATGGTGAATATGTTGAAGGTGATAACGATACGGTGCATGAGATTCAAAAAGTTAGTCAGCATGATAAGCAAACGGCGTTCTATATCATTCATAATGAGGTGATACTACATGGCGAATAACTATGACAAAATACCTGTCGTTACATTCTCAATTGATGTTGATTATTTTAACCAATTATTTGAGACTGCTAGAGGGCTTGCACGCAATGGTATGCCAGAGGCCATGGAAGAAGCCAATAAGGAATATCGACGAGCCGTTGCGCTTAGCAAAGCATTTATCAAGAATGCTGGTGCACGTGAGCAAGAGGCTGCACAAGGCTTAGAACGCACTCAAGTTGGACATGGTAAGTCTGGTTACGAGCCAACGGGGACTTTGCAGGGATCGCTAGAAATCAAGATTAGTGATGATGGTAAGTCAGTATCTATTATGCCAATGGCAACAGTTGCAGATCAGAAGCGAGCATTGGCAGCTATTGCTGGGAGCGACAATAAAAAGCCAATCACCAGTCAAGATGGTGTCACTTATTATGGTGTTTACGTGGAATTCGGTACTGACCACAATACAGAATTCGGCACTTATAGAATGGCACCAGAACCGTTTATGAAGCCTACCGGCGAGAAAGTCGCAATGAGGCTTAATAATGAATTTGAACACATCATGCGTTTGGCAGTATTGGGGAGTGATTGATATGTCACCGGAGGAAGACTTACTATTGAACGTTAAAAAATGTCTGCGAGCATTTAACGTTCCGGTATATGATTTCGGCCAGCAACGACCAACTAAGTTTCCACAGGTAGTTGTCAGCTTGCAGAATGAGCAAGAGCAAACTGATATTAAAGTTTTGGATTATTTCTTAGCTACCGTTGCTGTTGATGTCTATGCTGATGTAGCTAATGTTGGTCAAGCATACGCATTAGGCCGTAAAGTTGCTAATGCCATGCAACGATTGGAACTAACTGAATGGCCATCTAAGTATGACAGCTCGTCAATGCATAAATTAATTGATAACAGTTTAGAAGGCCGGCCGTTAACTCGGTTGGCTTATTTATTTGATATTTTTGTCTATGGAAAGTGAGGAAACACTATATGGCTGGATTAAAGCTACAAACAAAGAGTGCTGACAAAATTTTATACGGGGTCAAATTCCCGTGGGATGATAAATCAGTTTTGATTCAAATGTTGGGATTACAAGCTGCATCTAGTGCAACTAATACACGTGCTAGTTCGGCAGTCAACCTAAAGCAGGGCGTTTTGCATACGTCTGGTTCACGATCAGAAACATTTGTCGTCGATTCATATTGGACAGTCGGTGACAAGATTCATGATGGACTTAAAAAAGCAATTCAAAAAGATGTGGCGATTGGCATTTGGCGCATGGATTTCAATGAAGCAACTTTAGATGTTGGCGGAAAAGTTAAGTCTGTGCCTGCTGAATTTGGTATGGCTAAACCTAATGGATTGCCAGAAACCGAAGCAGTTAACAACTTGTTACATGCTAATATCACTTACAATATCGACGGTAATACGCAAGATGGTGTATTAGAGGTGGCTGAACTTGACCCGCAACTATTAGCTGACGGGTTAAAGATGTTTGATTTTGCCCACAACACTGATATTGGCGGCACCGGCACCACTAGCTCACTTGGACATTAATGGAGGAAATTTAAATTATGGAAAATTTAATGATTGATGGTACTACTTGTACACCTAAACTTAACTATGCTTTTGCTAACCAAGTAAAGAAAGAACTCAGTGAAAACGGCCGTGACGGCTTTGACGTACTTGTTGATGGCTTGTTAGACGAAGACCCGGATCAAATTGTGAATGCATACTATTACGCATTAGCTTACTTCAAGCGTTCACAACCTAGTCGTGACAAAGTAGTAGAAGCGCTAGAAGACACTATCTTTGCTGACGATGACAAGACTAACGTCGCTTATTCTGATATCATTCAGTCTTTACACGCTGATAATTTTTTAGCGCGGAAGCTTACCAGCTTTGTCAAAGGATACAACAAGATCATGGATATTATGCAGAAGAAGCTGGAATCGGAAAAAGAGGGCAGCGACCAATACAATCAGGATCAGTTGGGCATGGAACAACTTCAAACACAACTGGACAAGCTGAAAAAAGTTCTGCAACCTGGTACACCGCAATAAGTTACGGCCGAAGCGCAGGCTTAACTCCGGAACAATTAGAGCAGTTAACGCCGGCTGAGTTTAAAGCTGTTTGGCATGGCTATCAGGTTAACATGCTTAATCAGCAGCGCGAGCAAATGCACGCTCGTTTAATGCCACAGGCAACTTATGGTGTCGAACTCAGTCAACCGTTAGGCGAAGTTGTAGAACGGTCCGATGAACAAATTGCAAACGAAATTAGCAAATTAACTGATTATCGAACTACCGAAGAACGACAACCTGATACGCCTCAAATGGCTATGTATCGAAGACTGATGGAGGCAAAAGCTGGCAGAGAGGAGGCCGATTAATGAGTGCAGTTGTTGAAAAGACATTTGTGTGGAAATTTATGGATCAGATTAGCCAAGGGGTTGCTAATGCACGTCAAGCGATGGACGAAGCAGTTCATGCTGCTGCTGACATGGGATCTAAAGTTAGTGAGAGTGGTGAAAAGTGGCACAATTATGCTTCCAAACAGAAAGAAGCGATGGACGAAGCCAAAGCTAACTTTAATGAGTATAAAGACCAAGTAGCTAATTCAAGCAATTCAATCCGTGAAAAGATCAGCAGCCTAATTAACCATCTCAAAGAAATTCCACATGATGTTGTGACGACATTAAAGTCTAAAATCAACGATGAAAACATTGGCATCTTCTCACGCAAAGTACGGGACGTTCCTAAGGAGCGCTCCGTGTTTTTGCGTGTGAAGGATAAGTTCACCGATACGTTCAAACATTTTAGTGAACGAATTAAGCAAACTCCTAAGAAACATTCATTGCTGCTAAGAATAAAAGATGGCTTCAGTAATGGGTTTAAAAAGTTTAACGATAGCGCCAAGAAAACACGTGAGAACGGCCACCGCTTACGTGACATTATCCAAGGTACATTTGTTGGTAATGCACTGTACAGCGCTTATGACAAAGTTAAAGATGGCATTGTTGAAGCAATTAAAGCCGGCTATGATTTTGACAAAGAACAGCAGGTTATGCTGCAAACATGGACAACCTTAACTGGGTCAGCTTATCAAGCAAAAGGTATGGTCAGCACAATCAATGATTTAAGCAAGCAGACTGGTCAAGCTAGCAGCCTAGTTAACGAGCTAGAACAAGGGTTCTACCATTTACACTCCAGTAAGCCTGAAGCAGATGAGTTGTCAAAAGCCATGTTGAATATGGGTGATGCCGTCGGATTAACTGGCGATCAAATGAAGTCAGTAACTCAGGACATGGTTCATGGACTAGCTACTGGTAAAGTGTCTGCTGGCGAATTAAATCAAATAGGCGCTTATTTCCCAATGATTGATGAAGCACTAGCCAAGCATGAACATACAACCGTTGCAGGAATGCGTCATATGGCTAGTCAAGGAAAAATCACTGGTAAAGACCTTGAGAGCGTTTTTACTGAATTAGGTAATCACAAGTATGGTAAAGCGGCTGAAAATATGCTAAAGACCATGACTGGTATGCAACGGACGGTTAAAGCACAAATGCCTAAGCTTCTAGGTGACATTGAAAAACCGCTTCTAAAAGCGCAAAACCCAATCTTTGGTACCATTTCTAAATGGGTTTCTGAAACTCATACCGAGAGTTTATTTAAAAATTTAGGTAACAAGGTAAGCAAAGGGTTCGCTACGGTTACTAAAGCTTTTGCTGGCGGCAATTTCACTAGCAAGGGCTTTACAAGTTCCCTAGATCAGATGGTTAAAAACGCTGGTAAGTCAGTCGACAAGCTTTCAGCTTGGCTTGCCAAAAATGCTGATAATATTAAAGCATTTGGCAGCATTGTTAAGAGCAGTCTAACTATTGCTTTTAAAGTTGTGGGCGCAGCTATTAATGGCGTGGTTTCAGTGCTCGGATTTTTAGTTAATCCACTTGGTAAAGCATCAAATAACAGTAAAGATGCTTCAAGGTCTATAGGCGGACTAGCTGGTATTCTAAAATCATTAGCAAGCAATGGACCAGCTATTCAAACTTTCGGTAAAATACTAGCCGGAGTTTTTGTTTTGAAAAATGTTAGCAAATTCGTTGGTGGCATCAGGTCTGTTAACGATAACTTAAAAATAACTAGTGGCCTTAAAAATCTTGGTAAGCCAGTAACCGCGTTTATGTCTTCATTAAAGGGCGGTTCTGGTGTTCTAAAATCATTTGGAGCAGCATTAAAAGCAGTACCGTTCACAATTTGGATCGCAGCTATTGCGGCAATCATATTTGCTTTAGTTGAGTTATATAAGCACAATAAAAAGTTCCGTGCGTTCGTAAATGGGCTTATTAACACAATCAAAGGTTGGTATAAGAATGTTGTTAGGTGGCTTGGTGATGCTGTAAAGTGGATCAAAAAGACGTTTGGCCCGTTCTTTAAGTCAGCAATTAAATCCATTCAGGCATTCTGGAAAGAGATTAAGCCAGTGGTTTCGGCTGGAATTAAGATGGTCAAGCAAGTTCTTAAACTTGGCATGGCTGTGGTAAAGGCAGTCTGGAAGGTTGCTTGGGGTTATATATCGCTTGAAGTAAAAGCAACTTGGGCGATTATTAAGCCAATTATTGATATTGGTATGGCTGTAATTAAAGGGATTATATCAGCAGGAATGGCTATTATCAAAGCCATTTGGAAAGCTGCTTGGAAAATTATTAGTGCGGTAGTCAAATCCGTTTGGAATGTGATTAAGCCACTGATTATTGGAGCAATGCACGTCATTTCTGATGTAATTCAAACTGTTCTTGATATTATTCATGGTAACTGGAGCAAAGTTTGGAAAGATATTAAAAACGTCTTTTCAGATATTTGGAAAGCCTTGTCGCAAGCGATTAAAGCTTACATGCACGGAATGCACGATATAATTTCATCAGTATTAGATGCGATCAGCACCGTTTGGCATGGTATGTGGCAAGGATTAGGAGACTTCTTCAGTAATGTCTGGAAAGGTATCAAGCAGGCCGCACAAGATGGTATTAACGGCGTTTTGAGCGTTATTAACGCTGGCGTTGATGCAATCGATTCAGTTTGGAAATTCTTTACTGGTCATAAAACTAGTATTCACCATTTAGAGCCAGTTAAATTTGCTCAAGGTGGTGTCGTGCATACTCGTCTATCAATGGTTAACGATGGTGCCGGTCAGAACTGGAAGGAATTGCTACAACTACCTTCTGGTGAACTAAAGATGACTCACCAACGTAATGCAGTGCTACCTTTGCCAGCTGGTACACGAGTATACAATGGCGATGAAACAGCTGCTATCATGGCGTCTGCCGGTGTCGATCATTATGCAAACGGTGGTATTGTTGGCAATGCAATCAATTGGACTAAAGGTAAGTTATCTGATATTGGCTCATGGATTGGCGACAAAGCCAAGGCTGTTGGGAAGTTCCTCAAAGATCCGCTTGGAAATATTTCCAAACTACTTCATAAAGCTACTGATGGCCTATTTAAAGGGGAAGCTAGTTTTGGCGAATTAGCTAGTGGCACAATTAGCAAGCTGTCGAGCATAGCAGTTAATAAGTTCAAGGAAATGCTGAATAGCACCAAAAAAACACTGGAAGTATCTGACGGCAAGGCTGGTCACTACAATCCAGGCTTAATTGAGAAAGCTGCCAAGATGATGCACATTGATAGTCTTCCATCAGGTTTCAGTGATCTTTTGCAAGCAACTATCATGAGTGAATCTGGCGGTAAATCTGTTATTCAAACTGTTCATGATATGAATAGTGGGGGTAATGAAGCCGGTGGTATTTTGCAATATACGCCAGGAACATTTGCTGCTTTTGCAATGCCGGGACATACCAATCGAATGAATCCGCTAGACGAATTGTTGGCTTTCTTCAATAACTCCGATTGGCGAAACAGTATTGGTCATACTTCTATTTGGGGTGTTCCAAAGGTTGATTGGCTGCATAGCGGCCCACAAGGTAGTCGTCGGTTTGCTAACGGTGGCGAAGTTTTTGACGAGCAAACTGCAATCATTGGCGACAACAGCCAACACCATGAGTTTGTAATTAATCCTTATGACGTCACGGCTTATCCACTATTAGCTAAGGCGATGGAAACAACTATGCGTGCTCAGCCAATTGCCGATGTTAATACTAATGTTGATCACCGAGACAACAGTGAAACTAATTCATTGTTACGAGAATTGTTAAAAGTTGTAACTGATGATCAACAGAATACTGAAGCTGACTCGTTAACAAGTATGCTTAGTCGTATTTTAGTTGCATTGGAACAAAATCGCCCAGTATATCTAAATGCCAACGGCAAGTTGATCGATGTAACTAACGAGCAATTAGGCGAACGCATGGAAGATGAACGGAGGTATCGGTGGTAATGGTAATGGATAATGATATTTATTTTGGGTATCAACAACCACAACCTGAAGAATATGTACAATTCGCTAATTTTGATAGTCGCCAATTAAATTTATACTTAGCTGGTCGGACTGCCAATAACCCACCAACTAAAGAAGTTACCGAGAGTATAGGTTATATGGATGGGACAATTGATTTTTCAGATATACTTGGACGGCGTATCTTCGATAACCGTACGATTGAATATCAATTTAAAGCACTAAATATTAATTATCACGATCGTAAGTTACTAGAACGAAAGTGTAAAAGACTGCTGCTAATACCAATGCGTCAGCCGATTTACGATAGTCATGACCTCCCGTTTTATTGGTTTGGTAAGGCTAGTAGTGTCACAGCAAATGATGATCATGTTAACAATGTATTAGAAATAACGGTGCAATTCAACGTCTCGCCCTATGCGTTACGCAAAGGACAGTTTGACGATATTTGGGACAATTTTAATCTGGAAGCAGGGTATGCACAATTTACCAAGTATTCAGTCAATGGCACCAAAAGAATTAGCTTGTATAATGACAGCGATTTGAAATCAAGGCTCAAGGTTATCTGTCAAAATGATATGAAGATTAATGGTAAATATAAATACACCAAAAATTATCAAGATGACCCTAACTTTAGATTAAAACCCGGAATCAATAATTTTACAGTTAGTGGTAACGGTGATGTTGAGTTTCAATGGGAAAGCGAAGTGATGTTGTAGTGTACAAAATATTAGTTCGTGAAACCTATCTTGGAAATGAAGAATCTATTAACGAACCGGATGTGTATGGCAATCGGATTGTATCGGGAAATCTAAGCTTAGTGTCTGGTGGAATAGACACTGGAACGTTAACCATTAGCCTAGAAAATACGTTGTTCAATCGGATTTTGCCTTATCGCTGGTTTATCAGAATTGAAGACCTCCAGACAAAAAAAACTATTTTCCGAGGCCGCTTCATCAAAGTTAGTAAAGTGTATTCAACCACGCATACACAAACATTGAGTTTTGAAAGCGAACTAGCTTATCTACATGACAGCGCCCAAGTTTACCGTGAGATTCATAACACCAGTGTCAATGACTTTTTAAAAATCATAGTCGATGAACATAATAGACAAGTCGATGATTTCAAAAAAATAACCTTGGGAACTGTCAATGTAACTAATAGCACTGATAATGTTTACCGTTATTTAGACGAAACTAAAGACACGTTAGACAACATTACGGACAATTTAGTCAATCGACTAGGAGGCTTTTTACGTATTGGACGCAATTCTCATGGTCAGTTGATTTTGGACTATGTCAATCGTCTGGGAACGGACACCAAGCAAACGATCGAGTTAGGCGTGAATTTAAAGAGCTTTACGCGCAATCTTAACGTCAACAATCTTATTACTCGTTTGATTCCCTTAGGCGCTGAAAAAGCACAAAAAGACGATAAGCGAGATAGCAATAAGCCGATTCCTAAGATTGATATTTCTAGCGTTAATAATGGTAGACGTTATTTAGATGATCCAAAACTAATTGATAAATTTGGCATTATCGAAAATGTTAATGTTTGGGACGATGTGCACGATGCTGGGATCCTCAAAACAAAGGGTGAACAATATCTTGAAAAACAAGTATCAGCCGAGATTGCTTGGAGTGTTGACATTGTTAATCTAGCTTTAATTGACAAACGGTTTCAATCGTTTACGGTCGGTAATAGCTATCGTATTATTGATAAGTTTATGGATATTGATGAAACGATTAGTGTTAGCGAAAAAGAAGTTGATCTAGTTAACCCGCAAACCGTCACGATTAAGATTGGAAATCAGAATAAAAACCTGACCAGTCAACAAATTAATCAAGCCAGGGTAATCAATCAGCTTAAGAGCTTTAGTGAGTATATTACGTCATTTAATATGCAAAATAACGTACAAATTTCTCCAAATGAATCTCATCCAGCTAATCCGAGTGGATCTAATCCAAATCCACCACACGATCAACCAAGCTATTACAACGGTGCGATTGTTGACGTATCAGAGTTCCAAAGTGATATTAATTGGTCGCAAGTCGGCAACGCTGGTTTAGCCTTAGGGATTATTAGAATCCAAGACGGTAGTAATCATATCGATGCCAAATATGTTAAAAATATTCAGGGTGTCTTAGCCAATAAACTCAATTACGCCGTATATGCGTTCTTTAGAGGGGTTGATGAATCTGATAGTCGAGCCGAAGCACGTGCTTTTTATCGACGTGTTCAAAGCGTGACCCAAGGGCAACAACAACCGCGGTTCTATGCCCTTGATGTTGAAACCATCGAGAATAACGATATGCGTGGCACCGTTAACGCGTACATTAGCCAGCTTAATGACTGGGGCGTTCCAAATAGCCAAATTGTGCTATATATTGCGAACCATTTGTATCAACAACTCAATCTTGATACCACTAAGGTTGGGAGTATTTGGATTCCAAGTTATGGTACTAAGCCGCTATATCCTTATGACTTATGGCAATATACCGACAAAGGCACTTTGGATGGTATTAATACCAAGGTGGATATGAACCAAGAACCATCAGAACGGTTCAAGAACCAGTATTTAACTAGGAGGTAAAATTTTGAGCAACCAAGATAAATATTATCGTGATCGTTCTCGCATTACGGGAAAACTAGATTTGGAGGAACTTCCAAATGCGATTCGCGAAAAGCAGTATGGAATTGATGTCCGCGAAGCCATGGCACAAACTGCTGAAGCGATTGCTGAAGTACAAAATACCGCTAAAGAGTTCAGCCAAGACACGAAAAATCAGTTCAACAAATTAGATGAAAAGTACACGCGTGAAATTCGTGCCATTGTTTTAGGCGATACAACTAATGTAGCTGCACCGACAATTCAAGAACCAAATGGTGAGGCTATTAATCAGTTGCCTAACCTATATGAGACTGCACGTGGACAAGTTTTGTATGACTTTGTAAAGCAATCATCACTGACTAAAGCCAACAAAATCGGTGTCATCGGAGACAGCGTATCGTCACGTGCTGGGGGATTTCCGGATATTTTAACTCATCAATATGACATCTATGTTGAAAACCTTAGTGTTAGTGGTGCTAAAATGAGTGATTATGATAATAACGCAATTGTCAATCAAGCCAGCCGTCTACAAAAATGTAATGTGGTGATCATTCAGGGTACCGATGATGATTGGGTGCATGATATTAAGTTAGGATATATTGGTGACACGGACATTAAAACATATCTGGGCGGTTTGCAGGAAACAATTAAACGGGTTAAAAATAATAACCCGAATGCTAAGTTAATTGTGGTCAATTGTACCCGTCAGTGCGTCGATGTGAACAGTAGTTACCGGACAGAACATTCTAAAAATGCCTTCGGCTTAACGCTGATTGACTATATGGAAGCCCAAAAGAAATATCTTAATCAACAAGATATTCCTTATGTTGACCTAATGAAACCCACGAGTATTTTTGAGCCGGATAATCCGGCCTTTAAGAAAACAATGATGCACGATGGCGTACATCCAACTCCGGAAGCTCATCAGTATATCGTGCAGGAAATTGCTAAAGATTATTCGTATTATTACGATAATTAAAAAAGGAGATAACAATGGCTAATCAAGAGTTAGTATACGACATTACAAAACAGCCAAATTTACAAACGACGCAACAAGCCATTTATGCCCGTGTGGGCGATGGTGGCTTGAAAACCGTTACAGTACAATTGAACTCCAATAATTCCCCCTATGATTTAACTGGTAAACATGTCAATTTTGAAGGGGTCAAATCAGATGGTACCAAGATTATTGATACCAGTGGTGGCATTGTGTTAGATCCGCAAGATGGCATCTTTAGATATACTTTCCCACCTCAAACTTTCACAGCACGGGGACCATTCCGACAAGCTTTCTTTAAAATATTACTTGGCGATAATGTAGACACGACAATTGATGTGGTAGTAGACGTATCACCTAATTTAGTTGAATTTGGAATTAATTCTGAAAGTTATTTGAGCGAGTATGAACAATTAATCTCGGATTTAAAAGGCGAACAACGAACCTTCATAACCGAAATACAAAATATTAGTGACCGGTTAAATAGCATCAAGATTCAGCTGGCAGATAAGGATGTCGTGTCAAAGGCTGAATTTAACAGCAAGATAAATAATGCGGTTTTTATTAAGGAGGGCTAGTAAAGATGTCTATTAAAGAGTTACAAGATGTTAATGGAACCGTGATTCATCCAATAACCGAAATGGCTGCTATTGCGGATGCTGACAAATTAGTGAACACCACCAGTACACAAAACAATATTGCTGGCATTAAAAACTTTGTGGACGGTATTAATATTAAGGGAGTACCGCTATCAGCCATTGATTCTATGAAAGTAAAATCAATTCCAAATAATGATATTCACCAGATTAACCAAAGTGGCCTGTACTATTACTACTCAAAGACGGCTAATCGACCTTTAATGGATATTAGCTATCTCAATGGCTACCTTTTAGCCAGTTTTGGAGATGCAGACAACGGTATTTTGCTATTCATTGGCGGCTTGACCACGATGGAAAAGTTCCAAGGCAAGTGGCGCAAAGCTGAAACTAATACTGCGATGGATTTATGGAGTGGAGGTGCTAAAGTTGGTGATACCTTGAAATTAGCTGCTGATGTCAATAATTTTGATCGTTTGCGTTTTAAGTTGACGACCCCGCTAGGAAATGATTATGTCGAACGATCAACTAATAAATCCACATTTTGGTTGACACAGGTTGGGCTTAGCGGTGATGGTGGAGCCATCCGGGCTGCAGAGCTAACTCTAGATCGAATGGATGATCAAAAGGCGATGAAACTATCAAAGGCATTGATTAACAATGGTAGTAGCAAAGCCGACCCTCTTAGTGACGTCGTCTTAACGAAAGTCGAGGGATTAAAATAATGGATAATCAAATTAGCTTACAATTAGTGCTGGATGCGACCGGACACGTGACAAGCTATGCTACCGTCGGTGGACTAACAGGGGCGACAACTTATGAGGGTGAAATTCCAGATGATTTCTTGGCAAGCACGCAACCGCAAGCATTCCAATTGATAGATAATGTTTTAACCAAAGACCCTAACTATGTTGCAACAATTCCAGATGTCGTTAAATATCAGCCAAGCGATGAACAACGGTTCCAAGCAAAATTAGCATTGCAAATGGCAACGATGCAGAAAAAGCAAGATGAGTTTAATGCAAAAATGCTGTTACAATTGGCAGACACAAAAAAAACACCAGTATCAACATCAACACCAATAGCTGAAACCAAATAGGAGGTACGAATTATGTTTGAATTTATCAAATACTACTTTGAAATTGGATTATACACTAAAGATGATTTAGCAACATTTAAGTCAGCAGCAATGATTACTGCTGATCAGTATAATCAATTAGTTAGTACCGTTGCTGCGTAATTAATGCCAAGTTGGCTAAAAAGGAGGAACCTAAAACGGAAAAAACACTTAGTTTTACTGATACTTCATCACAGACGGTCAAAATTGGTGATACCACCACTAGCTTTACGTTAGTTTGTGGCAATGATAATACGGCAGTGGATTTAACTCATGCCACTTCAATTACCGTTAAATTGGGAAATGATAGTGGCTATCTTAAATCGATCAAAATTGATCCAAATAAGTTAGCTGATTCATGGACTGGTAAAATTACCGTTAAATTTAGCGCTGAGTTGATAAATAGTCTACCAGCTGGTAGCTACGCCATTGAAGTATGGGTGGCTGATAGTATTGGAACGTCAATTTACCCTAGTGATGGGTCAACTGGGTTCACTATTACCAATAACATTCAAAGTGCCAATGGCGCCACGATTACAACCATTACTTTTGATGACTTTGTTGAAGCAATGAATAAGGCTGCAAGCACAATCGCTAAGGGTGACAAGGGTGACAAAGGTGACACTCCAGATTTAAGTAACTACACTACTGTTACTGATTTAAACAATGGATTGAGCACAAAAGTTACTGATAACAAGAATGGAACTGAACAGCTTAATGGAGTTCAGGTACAGCCATTCAATAAGTTATCAGATACTATTGGTGGACGAAACCTGGTAAGAAGCCTAGGTGATGTCTTAGTCACACCAGTAGGTGCTGCAGGATGGTCTAATACGACAATCGGAACAGTTACTCCCGAGTTTTTTAAGATTACTAACCAAGGAACTACTCATCCTATCACAATTTCTTTTGAAATAAGTACTCAGGATGACCCGACAAAAACCAATATTTTTGACAGAATAAAGCTAGATGGAGTCACCTGGGGTAATGATAATGTTGTTGGAACTGACTACTTTAGCGTTCTCGGTTTTAAGTGGCTTGAAATGGGTAATAATGTTTGGAAAGGAACATATGCTTTACAGTTTGGCAAAAGTTCAGACGCTGTAGATAGTAACAGACTTGGCATAAACCTTATGCAGACAAAATCAAATACAACACCTCATAATTTTACAGTCTTAGGAAACTCATTATGTTTGTACTGGGGAACACAAGCTATTGATTGGACTCCAGCTCCGGAAGATAAAGTTAATGTTTCAGATATGCGTAAACCAGCTAGTGACGTCGCAGGGATTGAGGAGGTTAACGCCAAACAAGATAAAATTGGTTACACACCTGCTGATGATTCAGCAGTTTTACATTTGTCAACAGGTAATACAGCTGCTAGACCAACTGGCATTAGCACAGGCTACCAGTATTTTGACACTAGCTTAAACAAGCCAATATGGTACACAGGAAAAAACTGGGTAGATGCTACAGGAACAACAGTTTAGAAAGGACGATTATATGTTTATTTACATCACTTATGACACAGATGGTTTCATTACAGCTTACCAGAACACCGAGGCAGACGGGTTTACTAGGGTGTTCATTCTTGATTCATGGATTACCCAGTTTGCCCAGCATTCCGACAAATTTCGGTACGATACGGATAAAAATGTTTTACTCAATCCGGGCAACTTGCCAAATGTTTCGCTTGAAGAGTTGAATACTAAGTATTCCAGCGTGTTAGAAACAAGTCAGCAAGCTGTACAGTCGGCAACGGCTTTAGCACAGCAACAGACGGTATCCGCAACAAGTATCAGTCAGTTACAGAAGTCGATCACAGAACTCGCACTTAGTCAATCAGCAAAGGGGACAGCATAATATGGTTCAAATTTATACGTGGGCATATCAAGATTGGAAAACAATTACCAAGGAAACACTAGCAACAGTCGTTGGATTACCGGATGGCATTACTGCTGACGATTACAAGGTTATTACCGGTGAAGCATATGTAGCACCAACAACGTCAACAACATCAGGAACACCGGTAACACCAGCAACATCAGAAGCACAGTCATCAGCTACCGTAGATAATAACAGCGTACAATAGGGGGTAGACAATTGAATAAGTGCAAGTTGAAGGCACTCATCTTAACGGTGGGGGCTATTTTTATGGCCTTTTTAATGGTCAATGTTACTAGTCAGGCTTCAACTAGCCGGGACCAAGGGGTTGATTGGTCTAAGTATAACGGTAATAGTGGTGTGTTCGGCTATAGCACCGATAAGTTTGTATTCTCACAGGCGGGTGGCTTCTATGGTGGCACTAATATCCCTCAAACCACGTATAACAGCCAAGTTGCCAGTGCTCAACAGGCTGGTAAACGGGTACACACGTATTTGTGGGATGGTGTCGGTGGCAATATGACCAATGCCAAGGCTATGATGGCCTACTACTTGCCACGTGTTAGGACTCCCAAGGGTAGTATTGTCGCACTAGACTATGAGGACGGTGCTTCTAATAGCGTGACAGCTAACACTAATGTCATTCTAGCTCAAATGGCCCTCATTAAAGACGCTGGCTATACTCCTATGCTGTACTCCGGCAAGGCCTATCTCAATGCATATGTTAATACTAGCGCCATTGTACGTGCCTACGGTAGCTGTCTATGGCTAGCTGAATATCCGGACTATCTGGTTAGAACTAAGCCGGATTATAACTGGTTCCCAAGTATGGACGGCGTGGCTATCTTCCAATTCACCAGCACTTACAAAGCAGGCGGATTAGATGGCAACGTTGATTTAACGGGGATCACTAAATCAGGCTATACAACTGCTAGTAAGAAGCAAGCTCAAGCCAACGTTAAGCAGGCACAGGCAGCTAAGGTCGTTAAATATAGTCAACGTGGGGTGTTCTACCCTAATCGTACTCTGGCCGTACGATACACGGATAGCGACAAAGTTAGCCAAGTAGCTACCTATTACAAGGGTGAGAGTGTAATTTATAACGCGGTTATTATCGAACACGACTATGTCTGGGCACGTTACACCCGTTCAAATGGCCTATACGGATTCATTAAGCTAGGCGTCACCAATGGGCCAGCCTACGGGAAGCGAGTTACTGGTCAGCCGGTTAGTCATACGTACTACACAGTCAAGTCTGGCGACAGCTGGTGGGCGATCGCACAACGCAACGGCCTGAGCATGACTACACTAGCTAGCCAGAATGGCAAGTCAATTTACACCACTATCTATCCTGACCAGCGATTGGTGGTGAGATAATGGCACAATATGATGACACAACTAAGTTATTAATGGATATTCAAAAGGATGTGGCCGCCACCAAAACGAAAGTTGAGAACATCGAAGAAAAGCTGAATCAAGTTGACGATATTGGAGACAAAGCTGACAAGGCACTGGCCAAGTCCATTGAAGCTAGCCATCAAATTGACCGCGTGACAACCATTCAAAATGGGCTAATTGGTATCTTGGTTAGTGGCGTGCTCGTCACGTTAGTTATTTACATCGCAGAAAAGTTCCTTTAGGAGGGAAAATATGATTAAAAAAATTAGCTTCAAGAATGCTGACGGTAGCTTGAATGGTAAATTGATCGCTGGGATCATTTCCTTACTGATCGTTTTGGTTCAACAAGTCTTTGCCATGTTTGGCATTAAGTTTACTGGTGATTGGTCAGCCATTGTTGCCGTTGTTAACACCGTGTTAACCATCCTTGGTATGCTGGGCGTTGTTACTGACGTTCAAACAGTGACAGCACCAACAGTTAAAAGTGACGAGGAAAGCCAAGTTGAAGCGACCGCTAATAAGGTTGCTGATGAAGTGCAAGGGCCAGAGTCCGCAGTCGCTGCAGTGAATAGTTCTGCATCATCTGACACTGAAACGACGTCAGAATCCGCCTCACAATCAGGAGAAAAAGTAGTATAATAATCGTGAACTGTTCTAGTCCCCCATGCTTCGGCGTGGGGGATTTTTTGTTAACAAAATATATAAAAAAGAGCCAGTCAAGACTGGCCCAATGTTTAAATAAATAAAATGGGTGTTCTGTTTCTCCTAAGATAATAAAGAACACAGTTATTATACATTAAACCTGATTAATATAACAAGGACTTATTAATATTTTTCTATAGATTACTTTCGGTATTGTGATATAAACCGACAAGTGTTATTATGTCCCTTGTCCTGTTATTAGTATCACAGCTTTCAAATCCCCCCAAGATTGTCGGTTAGTGGTGCCGGAAGTGATGAGGATAATCTTCTGCTTGATGAGTGGAAGATTTTTTTGTGTTGCTTGCCTGTATATTTTGTTAGTGAGAGTTTAGATTTAGCATTATTAGCTGTCAATATAGCTAATTAGATAACTACAATACTTTACAGAATAGCAAGTAATAAGTATAATACTAATTGTCTCTAGTGTAGTTTCTAGATGATAGTTATAACTTGATTAATTCCCCTGCGCTTCGGCGTGGGGAATTTTTTGCGTAAAAAGCCGCCTGCTGTAAAGGTAGATGGCTAATACATAAGAGAAAGTATCTCAGCGAAAGAGGAAACCAGATTATTACTAGGTTCCGTATTATCATAGGAATACATGAGAAATCGTGCAACTTTAATACATAAAAAAATAAACACAACATATGGCGATTTTGCAAACCATTTGATCATTCAATTACTAAATATAGGAAAATATTCGTCTTTCTACATTTAAGTGATAATCAAATTCTTGACAAAAATGTCGTCAATCTATATCATTACACACATAAGACCTTGTCCATTCCGTCCGCGGGGTGGATTTTTTTTTAGGAGTAGACCATATGACATACAGTACAGATAAACCTTTTACCAGTTTAGATGCTCAATTAAAGATGTTGAAGAATCGTGGTATGAAAATTGATAACACAGATTATGCAAGACAGGTTTTACTTAATAATAATTATTACAGTGTAATTAATGGCTATAAAGATCCATTTTTAAGAAAAGATGGTGCAGGTGAGGCTCTTAAGCCTGAGATGTTTATCCATAAAACTACTTTTTCAGATGTGTATACACTATATGGATTTGACAGAGATTTGAGAAATATAGTATTAAATTATTTGTTGATATTTGAATCCCGCTTAAAGTCGATTATAAGTTATGAGTTTGCACAAAAATTTCCAGACCCGTACAGTTATTTAAATATTGTGAATTATTCCAACGATATTGGTGATCTGTCCAACGTTCTAAAAAACTTAAAAAACCTTTCACTAAAACTCAACAGGGGAAGAAATGAAAGGTATGGTAAGCCTAGTATTATTCATTATGTTCAGCAACATACCCATGTACCGTTGTGGGTGCTAGTTAATACGTTGACTTTTGGTGAAATACAATATCTTTATGACTCATTGGATCAAAACCTAAAGGAGAAAGTTGCGAGAGACTTCAGTGAATATTATAAATTGCATTGGAAATCCAGTGAAAAGATTGATACAGGAGAATTGAAATCCTTAATTATTGTTGCAAATCTGTTTAGAAATGTTTGTGCACATGATGAACGTTTTTACAATTACAGCTTAAGGACAAAGATTCCGAAGTCGTTGTTCAGCAAGTACTATATGAATAACCCAATGTTCGATGACTTAGAAAAGCCAGTAGATTTATTTGCACTCATATCGTTACTTGCTTTGGTTTTGACACGTAAGCAGTTTAAAGCAATGACGTATAGTATCAATAGTCTTATAGAAAAAAGCAATTATAAGTTAAAGTCAATTGGGATAGGAAAAGTGTTAGATTTAATGGGATTTCCAGAAATACAGTGGAGAGAAAAGATCCAAGTTAAATCTGACTAGGTAAAGTCGATACTAGCCACACTTTAATTGCATTGCTGTGATTAACAACTTTGGAAAAAATGACAACAAATCCCACACTAACCTTAATTGGCTGGTGTGGGACTTTTTTATGTTTAAGATAATAAGTTGGTATATAATAGTGGAAAAAGCAAAACATCAAAAAAGGGCCAATATTAAATTAATTTGTGCTCTTCCACGATTTGTAAATTAAAAATCTCTCTTTTTCAGAAATGGCTTATAAATGGCATTTATAGCGTGCTACCCTTAATGGTATAACTACCGTGCGGGTGATAAGTCGACGTCGGTAGATAAAAAGAGAAGCGTCATAATGCTGGTATATCAGCATTATGACGCTTCTCTTTTGCTAATTGGTATCAAATTAAAACCCCAATTTTGCGTTTTGGCTGTTGTGATCACAACAGCACTGTTAAGCGCTCATAAAAAAGGGTTTTGGGATCGTGTCACAAGTAAGGGTCCTATGAATTAA